AAAGTTTGAGGTGATAATAATGACAAATGCTGTAATTACACGGGAAAACATTGAGAGTATTCTCTCTAATTGTGAGATTGGGTACTGGGGTACGATTGATGCGCTCCCCGATGATTATAGAGCTGCACGTAATACTCTCGGCAAAGACGACCCGCTGTACGAGGAAGTTCTTACAGAGATTCTGTACAACGAAGGCGCTCTGTCTGTGATTGATGTCGAAGAGCCTGATGACGTGTATGTCCTGACGCTGGAGAAACTTGTAAAAGGTATCAACATGGCGATTGACCAACAGTACTGCTATGACCGTACATGGTGGGGTGTAAATAACAATGCTGAGATTGAGTTGTACGACGACGAGATAGACGGAGAGGTGTGCGATTGTATCATTCAGTTGGCACTTTTCGGGGATGTTATTTTCGGTTAAGGTGCTGAAAGATGAATAAATATTTGTTGTTGGAAGCCGTGCAAATGTATTTAGTTCAATGTAGCGATGAACTTGATTCGTTGGACGAAGAGAGTGAAAGCTACGAAACAGACGTAGCGTATCTGGAGAACAAGATTGAGGAGCTGAAAGAACAGCGAAAATTGTTGTTTGAGATGAGGTAAGTACATGAAGAAATTTATATACAACGGAAAGCAACTTAGAGCAATACATTCGGTTCTTGCGAATCGTAGCAGATTTCTTGACGACAGGTACAATAGGCATCTTGTGTATAAACAGCAATCTCTGGTGTTTAGCGACACTACACTGATTCTTCTTCCGAGAAAATTGACCGAAATTATGGCAACGAAGCATGGTCCATTGTGGAGAGATGAATGTGATTTTGACCCGTCTACTGTGTTCAGTAGCAATATGACCGCGAAGCGTAGAGAGCTAAATATCGATTACAAAGCTGTAGCTGCTACAAAAACAAAATCCATTCGCGTTGCGCCAGACTGTAAAATGAACGCAAAGTATCTCAGAACCGCAATGGATGTATTGAATGCAAAAGATGTAATAGCTACTGGGTATTTTGATGACGACAAAAATTACATGAGGTGTATCACATTTACAACCGACGTAGGTTTCGCCCTCGTCATGTGTGAAAGGATTCATTCGTATGAAGAATAAAATCAAGGACGCGTGGGATGTGATAAAAGGTCTACTGATTGTTGCAGCAGTCATCGGCTACGTTATTTGGGCATTCAAAGAGGTACAGATATACAAGGTGATTATCTTTGCAGCTTGCTGTATTTACTTTGGGTTCGAGGTTGGTTATTTCACTTGTGAGGAGAATAATAAAAAGAAATGACGAGAAAACAGATGGAGATTATCCGTAGTAACGGGTTGAATGATGACAGACACGACAAGCTGTATTGATATGATTAACAGCATTATCTGCTACAACGAGTGCAACACTCCAGAAGATGTAGTGTTTCGTTACAGCGGGCATTATCTGGACAAGTACATTAAAGTGTTTGGTCTGAATAGTGTATTGGATATGGCTGCAGAACAGTTGAGCGATATTGTTGCTGTTACTCGTAATGTATTTACCGACAGTGAGGGACGTACGTACAACAGTCTCGTATTTAGAGACGACGATATCGCGAGGGAGGATGTATGAACGAAGAGTTACGAAACAAGCTGTTAGAATCTGTAGAGAAAGAGTTTGACCAGTACAAGAACGCAATGCTGAAATTGACAGCGAACGACTTGTGGGACTCTGCCGATTACATTGCAACATACCAATGGATACTGCGAGTAATTTATCAGGATTATTTCACGGATGAAGAGTTGGAGAATCTGTTAAAGTATAGCGGAAGAATCATTCTTACAATTGCGGAGCATACGCCGTCTTATGCTGATAATGTGCTGAAGGCTATGGATAGATTCTTTGGTTACGATGGTATATTTACAGGAGAGAACGATGAATAATGAACAGAAGCAAAAGATGTTGGAAGTATTGGATAGTTTTCGGGCGACAATCGTTTGCTCTGCAGCGGAACGATTGAAGAAGCTTGATACCCATTACAAGACTGAGACAATCAACAATATGCAAGCATTACTGAAAGAAGTAAATGAATGTATGGAGGTACTGCATAGTGAATAATCTATTGAAGAAAGATTTGCTTCATCTGTTGAGCAGGCATCACTTGCTACTTACGCACGAGTTGGTTAGACAGCTGGACATCGCTTGTAGGACTGATGAGATTAGCGATATCATGGACGCATTCAAAGCTGAATTGATTAACTGCGATAAAATTGCAGAAGCTGTTAGAAAGGAAGAAACGAAATGAGAATTCCTACTGAAAGATTGAAAGGCTTCATTGCTGTAGCGAATACTACATATCCGAATGACGTTGAAGCTGGACTGCGCTGGATTGTGACGCAAATCCCCACATGGGGTAAGGACGAGATTTATTATCTTGGAGAGCAGTTTGGTGTGGAACCGTACATCAACGATAAGCAGGCAGAAGAAGCATTGCTTCGTGGTTGTAAGGTTATGGTTGTGACAAAGAAATTCGGTGTAGTAACTTTGAATAAATTCCGCAAGGATCATTTCAGTGTTCACATTGACAAGACAATTTTTGAACAGATTTCAGACCTCGGTAGAGTTACCGATGATTTGCTGTCTGGATATTATTTTGAATAAGGAGAAACACGATGCTTGATTTAACAACCGATGAACTTTGGGCAGTACAGGAATCATTGAAAGCAACACTTACACGCTACGCCGCTCTTGATGGCACAAATAGGTCGAATCTGTTGACTTTCAAACGCGAAAAAATTCAGAGCGCATATGATAAAATCGCGGAAGTGATTAAGAGTAGGATCACTGCAAGCGATAATGACATTGATAAGGTGACATCCAATGGAGATTGAACATCCTGGGGCTACGGTTATACCTGATGCGTTACAGAAATATCTTGATATGTCGGTCATGTACGAATTGTTAGATCGTGTATCGGAGCGAAGAGGCTTTCCGAAAGTAGGTACATCCATATTTGATTACATGACCGATGAAGAGTATGAGTATTACAATAACGCGATTGAAACTGCAATCGATGAAAAAGAAAAACATAGGAGAAAATAAAATGAATAGTTGTTTTGTTGATATTTTAGACTCTAAAGAGCATATAAAAACACCGTGCAAAGCTTATCTTACTTTTATGAGCATAGATGGAGTTGATGTACCAAAAGTGCGTTGCTATGCAAACAATTGTGCACAAGAAGACCTGGCAATTCTTACGTGGATTGCTGAATGCGCGATTGAGCAGCTGAAGAATGATGTTCCTGATCTCAGAGAGTCAGTCGATTTGATTAAAGCTGCTGCCGAAGAGTTTGGTTTTACTAATTCTGATATTTTTAATTCAGAGAGTACACAAATTAGTATCTTGAGAGACGCTGTGGAGGATACAGATGAATGACAATTACGCAGTAATCAACGGCAAGCGCATTGAATTGACGAATGAACAAGTGAAAGCACTTGGAATAGAGAGGAAGAATCCGTTTGAAAGAGTTGCAGATGGAGATCCATATTATTACATTGCGACAGACAACTATATTTATAGTGTGTATGAAAATTACGATCAGTGTAATTATGACGCATATTACAATGTAAATTATTTTAATGACAAAGACTTCGCCAACCAAGTAGCACTTCACCAATTGCTCTACCGAAAGCTGTTGAAGTTTGCATATGATAACGATTGCGAAGACACAGCAAAGTGGGATTGTGAAAATCGGCATTGGTGCATACGATATGACCATTGTGATAAAGTATTTTGTGTTACATGGTTTGATACTTTTCACTATTCGGAAGTATATTTTTCAACAGGGGAAGCGGCAGAACAGGCAATCGACGAAGTAATCAAACCGTTCATGAAAGAGCATCCCGACTTTGTGTGGTGAAAGGAGAATAACAAATGTATTACCTGCTAAATCACATATTTATCTTTTCTTAACAATTGGTATCGCTCTTGTTTACACAAAGGAAGTGTCGGACGGTTTCATATTGGCGTTTCTTCTGACTGCAGTTGTAGCCAAACTTGGAGCTTCTGCTTATGCACAGTCAAAATACTTCGAACTTGAAGATCGTGTCAAGAAACTGGAGAATAGGAAGGAGGATAAATAATGAATGAATTGAAGCCGTGCCCTATAAACTGGGGCGATTTTGGCAGAAAAGCCGAAAACTTGTGCAGGAAGATGGGGCTTGATTACTACATCAAGGACAGTCTTAGGGTGGAAATGGAGAAACCAAGATGAAGAAAAAGAAGAAAAGCGAAGCCATAGAATGGTACATAAAGGGCGAGTACCATTGCGACAAATGCCCGTTCTGCTGGGGCGGCGAATATCTGCCCGGTTGCGACGACTACGAAGATGCCGGATGCTACATTTTCGGTGATTTGCGGGACACTTGCCGCCTGATTCCGCCCATTCGCTTTGTTCTCGGATGGGGAAAGCGCAAGAAGATGCAGTACCTCGAAAACCACCGGTACGATGGCGCTTACGAAGATATGGAAGAACGGTTTGACAACGAGCAAAAGTTCCGAGAAGCGTTCCGCGAGCAAATCGACGCAAGGTATGCCATCTGCCACAAAGATTCTAACGGAGAGATGGAGAAAGGCGCAGACGGCAAGCCGTATGCTCTTGACGAAGATTGCTATGCCGACAGTGTCTATATGTTGGGGCTTGAAGCGGCAAGAATATTCAATCAGCCGAAACCGTATGAGCCACTGCGGAAGAAGTGGGCGGCGCTTCTCAAAGAGACATGGCACAGTTTCGTCGGCATTTTCAAACCGTATTTCTGCAAGTGAGGAGGCGAGAGCAAATGACTTGTAAAGACTGTATTCATCAGACCGCGTGTCTCAATTGGTGTAGAGGGTTCGGAGAGGAAGCAAAATTATGCGAACATTTTTCGGATAAAGCCGAGTGGGTACATCTTCCTGATAAAGACTATAAAACCGCATATTATGCTCTTGGCTATGGCAAAGGTGCCGTATTGATAGAAGAGCCAATATACGGTTTGGCTATTAAAAATGGAAAACACTATGTTATCGATGAGTGTAAAGACCTTTACGAAATAGGTGAGAATGTTTTCTTGACAAAAGAGAAAGCAGAGAAAGCACTTGAACTGAGGAGGAAAAAGAATGAGCTGTAAAGACTGTATTCATTGTAGCGCGTGTATGCACACAAGAACTGCTACGCTGGACCCATATCAATCTCGACCGACAAATAAAGATACTGGAGAATGTAGCGACTGGCTTACTACTGACATACAGGAAGTGAAACACGGAAAGTGGGTACATTATGGCGAATACGTGCAATGTAGCAATTGCGAGCACGTAACAGATGATTTTTGTTACGACGACGAGATGACTATGGTACTACCTTACTACTGTAGCAATTGCGGAGCAAAGATGGATTTGGAGGATAACAAAGGTAGAACCATTAACGAGTGATTGAAGAAGAGGTAAAATAAAAAATGACTTATCGCGAGAAGCTGAAACAAGAATTTCCGCAATTTGTTGGAGATCAGTATACGGGTGGTTGTAACGGTTGTCCAGATGATTATGGATACATAAAGAACATATTGATGCTTCCGTGTATGAACAAACTGTCATCGGGTAATATCGATAATGATTGTGCTGCCTGTTGGAATACGGAGGATACCGAATGAACTGCTGTTATGATAAAGGCATTCTCTGCGTATACGCCAGTAGCTACGGAGGATGCTTGTGTAGCGCTTGTATCAATCAGGAGGTGTTAAATGAACAAAGCACTTTTAAGCAGTAAAAACATGAACTGGTGTACACCGCAGGATTTTTTTGACAAGCTGAATGCAGAATTCCATTTTATTCTCGATGCGGCGGCAACGGAACATTCCGCAAAGTGCGCCAAGTTTTTCACACCTGAAACAGACGGACTGAATCAATCTTGGAATCGCGGTGGCGCGGTATTCTGCAATCCTCCGTATGGGCGAGAGTTGAAGAAATGGATTCGGAAGGCTTACCACGAATCGCAGAGCGGAGAGACGATCGTTCTGCTGATTCCGTCAAGAACTGACACCTCTGCGTTCCACGACTATATATACGGCAAAGCAGAAATTCGCTTTGTGCGTGGACGGTTGATTTTTACGGACGAGGACGGAAATCCACAGATTGACTCTAATGGCAGACCAATGCCTGCGCCGTTTCCATCAATGATTGTTATTTACAATCAAAAGGAGGAAAACAATGTACATTGATTGGAATAAAATTCAGCAAGCAGTAGAAGTTATCAAGTCTGGTATCTGTGACAGATGCGACATTGGTAATATTATTGTATACAATTGTGGAAAGATTATTAGAATTGATATTAAAAATGTATTCGTGGAGGAATAAAATATGAGCGACTTTGAGCGATTGAATTGTTTGCAGGAAGAATTGAATGCTGTCCTGAACGAAAGAATGAATTACAAAGGGTACATTCCGAAAACTTGTTGTAAAGCTAAAATTAACAGACTCAGACTCGAATTGAATGAAGTGATGCTGCGGATTGAACGCGCCTGCAGTGGAAATTATAAAAATAAGGAGACTTGGTATGACTAACGGAGAAGCGTTGGAACAGATTAAACAAAATAATTACTTTAATGAAGATATGCTGAAGAAACACAAAGTAATGAGCGACTATAAAAACGCTATTGACCTTGCGATGGTAGCTCTTGAAAAACAGATTCCAAAGCCCGTTGTACAGAGTACCGATGATTGCGCCCGTTGTCCCGTGTGCGGAGGATATGTAGGTATTGATATGGAAGAGATGTATTGTAGCGTTTGTGGTCAAGCGTTAGATTGGGAGGGTGAAGAAGATGTATGAATCTGCAATTGAAAACTTGAAGTATCTGATTAGTGAAGATTGTACTGAGGACCAAATGGATTATGTATCGGATATCAATCTCGCCATTGGCGCAATGGAAACTCTTACTCCAAAGACGATGTTCTATAATCCATTTGATATTAAAACTCGTTATTTATGCCCTCGATGTCGCGACAACTATGTTCCGTTTGCTGCACACCTGTGCAATAATTGTGGACAGTTTTTCAAATGGGAGTATGAGAAATGACAAATCGTGAATGGTTGAACACTTTAACTGATAGTCAACTCGCAGCGTTCCTTACAAATGGTCTACTTTGCAAATACGATATGGATGATTCGGATTTTACGATATTAGTATCCTTGCGAAGAGTATTGTTCCGTGGCACCTGCTCCGAAGATACATTATTCCGATGGTTGTCAGAAGAACAAGAATTTGAGGTCGTAAAATGATATTTCTATCAGCAGCAGTGTTCGGATGCTTATTTTTGATAGTATATGTGAGGTTACATAGATGAAAGTAGACTGTAAGTATTGTGGTAACAAGATGTTGTCTGACTCATTTATTTGCAATTGGCGCATGGAAGATTCTCCGTATGAAGTAAATTGTAAGCAGTTGACATGGACTGCTCGATACTTTTGTAGTAACTGTGGTAGGACAATAGAGGTTGTGCATAGAAGCGTATTCTACCCTGCGCGAATTGCAAAGAATTGCGAAACAAACGGTGATTATGAGGAGGCGAATATCGATTGAGTGTACCAAATAGAGGTGAACGGTGTTACTTACGCGATTGGCGAAATTTACGATTTAACGAATTAACTCATAGTCAGTACGAGTTGCTGCGCAACGATCCCTTGTATATTATTAAAGTTGGTCAGCGTTCGTCAAAAATATCAGTAAAACCAGATGCAAATCAAGGATGGTTCGTTGACAATAGATTGATTATGAATGAATTGGAGCATTACAAATGGAGGAAAGCAAATGGTTGGCGTGAGAGTGATGGACTACCGCTCGAATGTTAATGGGATTGAAAAGGTACAAGAATACCGAGCTTCTTCAAAGAAACCAATACTACTCGTTGAGAGAAATGATATCGCACCGGATAGAATTTCGAGAGAAGAGTTTGTAAAATTGAAAAGCTGTATCCCTACTGTAACAAGATTTGAAATTACAAAACTTGGAGTTGTCGCAACGTGGGTATATGACGAAGAAACAAATATGATGATTAAGGAGGAAAATAACAATGAATGATTGTAAAAATCTGCGTTTCAGATTCCCGTCTGAGTATATCAAAGCTGTGCGTGTACATGGCGGGGAAACGTTTATTGTAAATACTTTGGTTGAACTCATGCAAAAGGGAGCACTCGCTGAAAACGCCGTTTACACAGACCCCGTTGATGCCGACTGTCCGCAGTGTACTTTGACTGCTACAATTTTGAATCAGTACTATTATGTTATTAACCCTGAGATAGAAGTTGGGGGTATTTCAAGACTCTCTCCCAGAAAATTACTCTTGTTCTTTGTGCAAACAGAATATTGGAATACAGATGCGTGGAAAAATGAAACCCTTAGGTCGTTTCGAGAAGAAACACTCTCTACAATTGACCGTGTAATTAACACATTCGTTACCAGAGGTGCTACTGAAACAGACTTGCAGAGTCTTATTCTTGAACTTGCGAGGGAATATCATGTACCAGTTATTGAAAACCAAATTGTGGTTGGGGGACAGTCCAAAGAATAATGCTCGTTTGCTGATGCCACATATGGATATTTATTCATTCTATATACGGTATACGAAACAGTACGAATTAGTTTATTATGTTTCAGATAATCCATCGTGGAATACATTGTCATATGAAACAGTACAACAAATAATTGAATCAGACTTAGTAAAGTCCGATTGTATTGTTTGCTTTGGACAACCGTCAATCGATTTAATTGTAGAAATTTTTGATCCATTTTTTATGAAGCTCGCATCAAATGCTAAACAACACTTTAAGCAATATGAGTTGGAGGATTTATATCAGACTTGTAGATATGTGGTTGTTTTGTTGTATAACAAAGGCTATTATCTGCACAAACAGCTAATAGCAAACGCTTTTCGAAATGAATTGCTACTTGATTGCCGTCATAAACCAGTTGAAACAGTATCTATAGATGATTCGTTCGATGACGAATACGAATTAGCATATGGAGATACTCTTGAAGATTTGGAATACAAGTATGCTGATGAAAATAAACTACACGAACAATCAATGAAAGATATGCTTGCTGAAGTACAAGAGTATGTGATAGAGCGAATCGGAGAACGTGGATGCTTTCAATTGTTCCGAGAATTATTGACTGGGAATACTTCTGTATGGGGGCGTTCGAGACGGTTGCATATCACAAGAGCGTTGAACGCACTTGGAATTACAAAAGATGCTTTGCTAAAAAAACATTACTGGAGGTGATGCTATATATGATTGTAATATATCACCAGACTTTGCGCGAAAACTTTGGTAATTTTGCTTATTTCAAATGTTCAAAAGAACAGCATATAATGATAGTACCTGAATAAGAAAGGAGTTATGAAATGAAAAAGATTGTAGATGTTGCATTTAATCCAGAGGATGGTAAATATTATGTTACCGCTGGAGAAGGAAGCAATGTGAACGAATGCGCGTTCGCTTGTGCAATCCTTGCGAAAATTTTCGTAAAGAACGGTTTCATCAAAGAAGCAAAAGACTTTGAGGATTTGATTCACAAGTATCTGACTGACCCGCAGTATGATGAGACGGATGACAATGCACCTGAAGCAGAGACGAAGGAGGAGCAAACCGATGGAGAAGAATGATAGATTGGTTAAAGGTTATGCCGATGATGCTGGAGCAGATGTCCTGCTTACCGAACCTGTGCAGTTCGAACCGCATAGCACAACCGTTGTTGACTTGAAAATTAAGACGCATATCCCTGTACGGGAGACAGGTTTTCTGTTTGCAAGAACATCTGCTGCTAAGCGCGGACTGATTGTAGCACCGTGTCCTATTGATCCGAATTATAGTGGCAGTGTGAGCGCCGTTGTTCACAATGTGTCTGATGCGCTTGTCACTTATGGTATTGGAGAAGCATTTTGCCAAATCGTAGTGATGCCGTTTGTCCCTGTAAAAGCTGGGAAAATCAAGAAAGAGGGAACTCGTACTGACGGCGCATTTGGCTCTACAGATAAGAGGTAATAAATATGGAATTTGATACTTTCACTACCCATAGTATTGATATGTACATGGGCAAACCAAAGTCTGGAAAGACGATTATTGCAGGAAGTTACCCGAAGCCGCTGCTTTATTGTGCTGTAGGTAACGATGGCGGTGGTCGTGTTCTTCAAGCAAAGTATCCCGCTGATTGTAAAAACGGAAACATCAAGGTAAAGAATCTCCGCAATGACCCCATTGTCAACGGGCGTATCGCGAAAACTTCTATCGAGAAGTGCGCGGAACTCCTGCGTGACCTGAGACAGTGTGGGAATCCGTTCAAGACTCTCGTATTTGATACGCTTGGTTCATTTCAGGAAGATTACAAGCAGTATCTTGTGTACAATAAACGCGGTGCTAATCTCTCGCAGCAGGAATGGGGAACTGTTGCGGATATGATGGTTAGTATGAAAGACAATATGAAAAAGTATTCGGAGGAAACGGGTACGATTATTGTCTGGGTGACACACACGAGAGAATATGAAGTTTACGAAACGAGCGGTCTTGCTAAAGAAATGAGAATCATCCCTGATGTTACAATCAACACTGGAGTGAAATTTATGAAAGACGCAAGCAATATCTTCTATTGCTGCCGTAAAACAGTCGAAGAGAACAAAGTAAAAGATACGAAGTTTTTGACTTATGTCGGACCAAACCCTGTAATGGATACAGGAACGCGAGATTTGATTCTGGAGCATGGGTGTTTTGTGGAGAATTTCACATATGACAAGTTCCAGGAAATGATCGAGAAACAACAGGTTGAAGCTGCCGATGTGGTAGTTCAAAATAATAATACTGAAGAAAACGAGGTAGAAAACGATGATTGAGAAGTTTGCTGATTTTGAGAAGAGCGCGTATCTGGATAAGACTGGTGCGTTTACATTCACTATTACCGACGCAGAACTGACTAACACGAAGAAAGGCGACCCGATGTGGAAATTCACTTGCGATAGTGAGGCGGGACAGACCACATTGTATCATGCGATTCTTCCGACCACGAAGTGGAGTTTCAACAAGTTGATTGCTGCTTGCTTGAATCTCACTGAGGAGCAGAAGAAAACTTTCGAACTCGATTACGAGACGATTGGACGCAAGCTCATCGATACGAAGTTTGATGGGGAAGTGGACGAGGAAAGTTACGAGAAAGAAATTAAATCTCCGAGAGATGACGGTACGTTCGATACGCGCGTCGAAACGAGAAAGTCTTACAAGATTGTCAAGTATGCCCCCGCAGGAAGTCTTGTTGGACCTGATGACGGCAATCTGCCGTTCTAATGCAAATGGGGAGCTTAATCGCTCCCCTATATTTATCGAATCAAGAGTATAGTGTGTGCAACTCACGCGGATTTGATACGAGGCTGGTGTAAGTTTTACTTAGTTTTACTTAGTTTTACTTAGTTTTACTTAGTTTTAAGTTAGTTTTAATTAGTCGCAATTGAGGTCGCAATATGAAACAAGAATTAGAATCGGTAACACAGCGCAAAATAATGAATGCTGTCCGCAAGCATGGCGGTTATGTGTATAAGAACCCCCAGTCGTCGTTGACTGAAGTAGGCAGACCAGACTTGACAGCCTGCATTCCTGCTAAGTTATCAACTTTGGTTCAGTTGCTTGGTGAGGACGCTACGGTAGGTCTTTACTGCGGTATTGAAGTAAAACGTCCAGGAAGACGAAACGAGAAGAATGGCGGTCTTTCAAAAGGTCAAATTGTTGTAGCGAAACAGATTAACAATGCGCATGGCGAATGGATTAGAATCGATAATCCTGCCGATATAGAGCGTATTATGGAAATGTACATGGGAGGAAAAGATGCTTTACAATGAATATCTGAAGAAACGGAAAACATACCAAGCGTTTGGCGCAGAGTTCCTGCTTGAAAAGAAACACGCTTGCTTGTTTTATAAGCCTGGTCTTGGCAAAACATATCCTGCAATTGAGGCAACACGAGAAATTGTTAAATCGGGCAAGAACAAAGTTCTTGTTCTAAGTACTGCCGATGCTATTAAAAAGATGTGGTTGACAGAGATTAAACCGCAGAATATTCTCCCAGCAGATACAGTGTATATGACGTTCAATAAAGCGATTCAGGATGGTACGGCGGATAAATTATTGAGAGCGCACTGGGATGTAATAATTGTTGACGAAGTTCATCGCTGCAAGGCTATCAATACGAAAACCTCTCGGCTTCTGCATAGATTGACCAAGAAAATTGAGTATGTATTCGGTCTTACTGGTACTCCTCGAGGGAATACTGATGTCGATATCTTCTGCCAACTGCACAATCTCAATGTGTCAGAATGGGGTTCTCTGTCCTATACAAAGTTTGTGTCATTGATGTGTGATACTAAGAATATTTATACTGGCGCTCGTGTTGTACAATTACCGACAGGGATTAAGAATATTTACAAATCGGCGTGGGAAAATAATCTGGCGCAGTTTACACAGCGAGTAAATTATGATGACGGCGATGTTGAGATGCCTGAATTGAAAGTCAATGTAATTCCGATAGACTATACCCGAACAAAAGAATACGCAAACGCTTTGGAAGGCATCGTTGCTATCGGAGATGAAGAAACAACCGTGGCAAAACTTGCGGCTATTACAAAGCTGCATGAATTGGCGAATGGGTATCTGTACTATAACGATTTGGACGACAATAGGAAAATTTATCGTGTAAATGATAATGAAAAGCTCATGTGGCTTATGAAAAACCTTGAAGAAAATAGTGTGATAGTATATCAATTTGCGCAAGACAAATCCGATATAGTAAGAACACTCGATATGCTTATGGGTTATACTCACACTGAAGACCCCGAAGAATTCAAGCAAGGTAAAGCGGATGTTCTTCTCCTGCAATGCTCCCGCTGTGAGTCGTTTAACCTGCAGATGTGCAATACGCTAATTTTCTACACTATGGATTATAGTTATATTAAGTATAACCAGATGCTCCATAGAGTGTGGCGTATCGGACAGACGAAGCAGGTTGATATCTATGTTTTAGTAGCGAAAAATACAGTTGAGGAAGATATTTGGGATGCAGTAAAGAACAAAGAGAAACTTGCAGACCTGTTTATGAGAGTAAAGGAGAATTATAATGGATAAATACTTGGAACGACTTGAGCGCCTTTATCCTGGCAGTAAATATGTACTGATTGAAAAATACGATGCAGCTTGTTTTAAGGACGAACCCTATGATAGTTCCAAAGATTGCAAATCCACGAAAACAAAATGGAAAACTGAAGCTCTTGGTTACAATGAAGCGCAAAGCGCGGCAGAACAGGGATACCGTCTTGGCTGGATTATTCCGAAAGGATATTGTATTGTTGATATTGATAACCACGATAATCCTCGTTCTGGAGAGCTTGTGGAGAAGTTTTTGAAATACTGGCAAGTCAAATACAATTACAATTACACATACCGTGGAATTCATCTACTGTTCCGCGACCCAGACCAGATTATTAAAACTGCGTCTAAGTTAAAGTGCGGGCTGAACATCGAGATTGATACTCGCGCAAACGGTACAGGTTACATTGTTCTCCCCGTCAACGATGAGCATAGACGATGGGGTAACTGGACAGATTCTGTTGAAGCGATTCCGTATTTCCTGAAACCTATTGGGTTTAATAATACAAAATCGTTCATTGGTTTTGACGACGGTGACGGTAGAAATGATGCGTTGTGGCGGTGGCGCAATGTGCTGGAGAAGTCTCACGCGCTTAGTAAATCGGAGATTGAGAAAACGATTCGCGCTATCAACGAGAATTTCTTTGCTGTACCCCTGCAAAATACTGAACTCTACAGTACTGTTCTTCGTGAACTGAATACGGAAGAAGATACCAGCAATGATAAAGGTGTCAACAAATATTCCAAATTTGCAGATGAACTAATCAGAAAGCGTGATTTAATCTGCAGCGGAGATTCAATTTACAGTTTCAATGGCTCGTACTATCAACCGATTACGAACCTCGATTTGGAAGTGATGATTTACGCCGACATTAACTCGAATATTAGTAAAGCGGGTCGTAAAGAAATCATTGAATTCGTAAAGGTTAAAACACAGATCGATGACGAAGACCTGAATCGTGAGCATTTCAAGATTGCCTGTCCGAACGGTGTGATCGATTTGCGAAACGGAACGCTTGAAACGGCAAACAAAATGGAGTTCAATACAGTTGCTATTCCGATTGAGTATGATCCAGACCCTCCGTATTCGCCGCGCATTGACCAGTTTATGAAGGAGCTTGCGAATGGCGATATGCTTCGTATGCAGTTTATGTATCAGGTAGCAGGCTATTGTCTTGTAAAAGAGAATTTCATGGGTAAATTCTTCATTTTTCAAGGCAATGGTGGTACTGGTAAATCGACGTATACGCGCCTAATTGAACGCCTTTGCGGTTCAAATAACTGTTCTCACGTAGGATTGAATAAATTTGACAATGATTATTACATTGCGTCTACAAAGAACAAACTGGTCAATATTGACGATGACCTTGCGTCGAACAAAATACTGAACGATACTGGTCGTTTCAAGTCCATTGTTACAGGAGAGTCTATCTCTGTTCGTCAGATATATGAGGCTGTTGGAAAGTATCGTCCTTTCTGCACCTGCATTTTCTCTTGTAATACATTTCCTCGTATCGCAGATAAAAGCGCTGGTTTGTTCCGCAGAATGGTCTTAATTGAATTGAATCATAGAATCGAGCATCCCGATACAACATTCATGGAAAAGCTAACGGAAATGGATATGCGGTATTTCTTGTTCAAAGCTGTAGAAGGTATTCGTCAGGTATTGGATACTGGTCATTTCGCTATCACCGCAAGTGAAGCAGAAATGCTTCGCAAGTTCCAGCGCAAGCAATCTCCACTTAATGAATGGCTGTATGAGAATCATATTACACGCGCAGATTTGGCTGGAAAGAATCCGTCTTCGATGTATATGCAATTCAGAGAGTGGTGTTCAATGAATGGGTTTGATAGACCTATATCGTCCGTAACGTTCAGAGAAGACATTTGCAATATGTATGACGCGTTCATCAGCGGATCAAGACGGATGGATACTGTTGGGAGCATTGTTCAAACGTTCAAGATACCAGAGGGGATTGAATTGGATTTCTTCCCATTCTAAAAATATGGAGGAAACATGGAATTACGATTTTTCGACTTTGAGGTATTTCCCGATTGGTGGTGCTGTACGTTCGGTGAACTTCCGCAAGATTGTACAAGTATCGCGCAATTAACCGACGACATTAAAGATACATTCCGAGTTGTAAGCAGTGATATGCCAAACGCGCGAGACGCGTTGATGAATGAATTTCGTGACAAGAACATGGTCATGACTGGATACAACATTAAGAGTTACGACCTTGAAATAGCGAATGGCATTTACAATTCGTTTGACTGCGAGGATTTGTACACTCTGTCTCAGTTGATTGTCAATAAAGGCAAACCGAAGAATCAAAAACTGGCTCAACGGTTACAGCCCTTTGTGACGAAACGATATAACGGCGCAACCTATCTTGACTTGTTCGATTCCAGTGCGGGTTCTTTGAAAGGCAAGGAAGCAATTCTCGGTCTTGATATTCGTGAATCTAATGTCCCGTTCGGCAAAGAGAATTTAACGGACGCAGAAAAGAATGATGTTATTCAGTACAACAAGCACGATGTGTGGTCATCTATGTACTGGTATTTGGATACGGTCAAACCTTTTGTCGATACGAGACTAAGCCTTTGCAAGGTATTCAATCTGCCAGAGGAATACGGTTATAAGAAAACCAACGCCTCGCTGATTAGTCTCGTTCTTGGGGCAAAGAGAATGTATTTCGGCGATGAGAATAAAATTGACATTGAATTACCAGTACAGATTCGTTCTTATTGTGAAACAAATCTGCCGAAATATATCTACGAATATATTCTCCACAACACGTCTCCGTTGGAAGTCAAACTGTTCGAGAATGTTGTTAAGTTCGCTGATGGGGGTATCCACTCCGAATACGATACTACGAATTTCATGATATTGAAGTCGAAAGACAGACCAGTGTTGCACATTAAGAGTAATGCTGAATGGGTATTGATGAACGCCGATGCGGGTTCGTATTATCCATCAATCATGATATTCTTGAAAACATTAAGTCGTGCGATTCAGAATCCAGAACTGTTTATCAAGATATACAATGAGCGTTTGCGAATCAAACATTTGGAAGACCCGACACCAGAAGATGTTATGCTCCAGTTAGTTTACAAGTTGATTCTTAATACGACGTTCGGAGCGAGTGGATGTGAAGGTCTTGATTTGTACGACCCGTATATGCGCACCTGCACCTGCAGATATGGTCAGTTGTTCCTTGCTGCATTTGCAAACAAGGTGTACACCACTCTGAAAGGGAATGTACGCGTTATCCAGACCAACACAGATGGTGTCTTGTTCTATTGCAGACGCGTGGATGTACCTGTTATTAAAAAACTGATGCAAGAATGGCACGACCTCAGTGGGATTACGCTTGAAGAAGAGTTTGCGGAGGAAATCTGGCAGAGAGATGTTAATAACTATCTCATGGTTAAAGAACACGGAAAGATTAAGTGCAAGGGCGGTTGGCTTAACAGTACCAAAGTCGTCAAGGGTTATCCGAGACTTGCCCCGCTCAGATCGTATGCAGTTGGTAAAGCCATTGTTAGTTATCTAACTACTGGTAAAGATATTGTGGAATCGATTAAGTCCAACACTACTCTGGAGGATTTCGCTATGACATTCATCACTGGTTCTACGTTCGACGAATGCGTATACCGTTATGAAAACGGATTCGAAACGCCCGCTTTGCGAAACAACAGAGGCATCGCGTCTACGGATAACAAACTTGGATGCCTGTATAAAGTTAAAACCGATGGTAATTCTCGTTCGTATCAGCATACCGCAGGCTGTCCCGACCATATTCTTTTACTCAGTCACGATATCCGAAATGAATCTCTGTCAAAGTATAGAAACCACCTTGATTACGATTTTTACATCAACATCGCAAAAGACAAACTGTCAGGTTCGTGGCTTGACATGGACGGCTCTGGTGTAGTTCGTACTTCACAGTTTGATTATTTCGATGTACAGAATAGAAACATCTAGTCGAAGCGGAGGGTGAAATGTTCATAAGTGAAAGCGACTTGTTCATGCCAGTGTGTTTCTCTACACTCAATGAATTTTATGAATTCATCGTGCAACGGACGAAACGCGCAGGAAAACGTTCGCTAACACGATTAAGAAAAGAGAAAGGGCATCTATTGATAAGATGCCCTATAATAGGAGATATTTTAGATGTCACTGGAACTGAATGGGAATTAAATTGGTTAGACAACGAACTTCGAAAAAACGATTGGTATGCTTTAACAGATGCAGAGAGAAAATCATTTTTTGACAAATCCCTGTAACTTTCCAGTCGAACGGTAAATATTCTTACGAATACCAAGAGCAACAAGTCTCTTGTACTGTTCTTCCGAAGCGTAGTAAGTGTATCCTTGATTTTGAGTCAACTCATAGATTTTAGAAATAGTAGCGTTATTAGACATGATTCGTTTGATAACGCTATTTTTCTCGTCATCTGTCATCTGACTATACTTCTTGGATACGCGTCTACCGTTCTCGTTTTCGACGATATAGCGACTCTTGTTATCAAACAGATTATTCAAGTCAGTATCGTTTAACTGCCCGTAGAAAGTATTGACTCGCCGTAATCCAGAGGTACTAAGTGTAATTTTCTCGCCGTTCACATCGTATCTGCCAGTAAGCGCAGTCTTTGTAATCCCAAGACGAACTGCTTCTTTTTCGGCAGCACTGATTGTGTTAGGATAAATTTTAACACTCTGCGATTTATTGAACGCGTTAATCAAAACTGTACCGAATTCACTGTCGAGATATTTTATCTGTGCTTTGCCAGTATACGGGTCGATTTGAGTACCAGTCCTGTTACCGAGTACGGGTACGATGTCTGACAGATACTTGTATACTCTGCCAACGAAGTCTGAAGTAAATTTCATATTACGAGTTTTAGTAATATTGACAATCATCTTCCACATATTAGGAACCATTGCGTTCGGGATACGAACAACCTGATTTATAATTGCGTCTCCAGGACTATCCGCGTAACGGAACGAATTGTACAGGTCTGCAAGGGCAAACTGATGCAACAACTCTGTTAGCACATCGCCAGAGAAATTAACAATTGCGTTAAATGCGTCACCACTTTTTACTCCCTTACGAATATTATCCGCGATAGTAACTCCAAGCATAAATCCGTTTGTAGCATACAATTCAGAAATATCGATACCAAAATCACCAATCATAATTGTAGAACCATACTTATCATCGTCTTTGAGAGAAATTGCTCCGATTCCAGCAAGAATCGCTCCAGCAATCAAACCGATTGTACCAACGATTCCTTTCGTAATTCCTTTTTGAAGAACATACTTTTGGAATTTAATGTTTTTGATTTGGTGACCTTTCGCTGCGGCGGATTCCATTTTACCAATGGTTTCTTCAAGATGATTCAATTTACGGATATTGTCAATAAGTCCAATAGGTGTGAATTGCAATCCCTCCATAGCCCAGTTGAACCCTGCACCAGCAAAGGGGAAGAATTGTTTATATGCCCATAGAATAGCGTTTGCTTTCTTTATACCATATTTAGTCTGAAGATTTGTACGCGCTTTACGTTCAAGATAGAACACAAGGTTATCTTTGTGCATATACTCGGATGCAGCAAACGCATACGCGTCTACAATGTGGTTAGCAATCTCATCGGTGATACCTTGCGTTAAGTCAACATTATCTGCCGTAAGCGTTTTAGCAAGTACCTCGGAGAATCGTCTATCTACCCACGGGTCATCACTCAATCTATTGTATACAAACTCTTGAACGTATCCGAGAACAGTTTTGACATATTCGTCGCCGTCTTTACCGACTTTACCTGCTTTCTTTTTAATACGCTCACCCGTTTTTTCGTCGTACTTATAAAATCCGAGGTCACGTTGAAGTCTCATGTAGGTAGAGTCAATAATCAATTGAGAAATACCAGAGCCAGATGCCGCGTTCTTGCCAGGTTCTGTATATTTCATTGCTCCGTCTTTGATGAGATTTAGTAACCCGCTTTTAATAACATCGTCGTGTACGAAATCGATAGATTGCTGACTTGCTTTAATGACAGGGAGATTATACTGAGGAACTTTGTGAGTTTCACCAAGAGTTTTTTTCAATTCTTCTGGAGTCTTAACATCGACATATTCTACATCTTTATCGGAAGTCTTAAACAATAACTGGAACAGTTTCGCGATGCCATTATTGGTCTTTGACAGTTCTCGGATAATCGCATCATTCACTTGATTAAGACCTGGAATAACTGTCTTTCCTTTGACGGTAAGACCACCGATACCAATATTTGTTTCCCAGTTACGCATCCATGTACCAGGACCACTCAGCATTGCGGCACGCTGCCATGCCAGCCATTTCTCAGTGAAGCTCTTTGTATATTTTGCGCGTTTTGCTGCAAATTCGTAAAACTCATTAGCTGCTTTCTTGATTTCCAAAGGATTACCTGTAACGATGTAATTTGCCATCTTCTCTGTAGCAGCAATGACTTCAGGGTCTTTTCTGTCAAGGTCGAGACTCATCATAAGTGCGTTTTGAATCGTAATAACAGGATTCAATTGTTTCATCACGCTTTGGAACACCTTAAGACCTGTAGCGTGAAGACTTGCGCTAAGTTCTACGCGTTCTCTCACACCTTTATCATTTTCAGGTGTCAGTGTGATAATACCTTTATTAGCCGATTCAATGATAGAAGCAAGCAGAACGTTCTCAACTGTGATATACAATTTAGCACGGTTTGTTTCAGGAATGATGCTCGTATGTAGATAATAATCGACAATATCATTAGCGGTAGCGCTGTCCATACTATCAATTAACTCTCCGTTTTGATTACGAATCTCCTTGACGCTTGCTACAACGTGTTCCTCATTTTCAGCACTAAGATACGTTACATTCGTTTTTTCCATACGAGTGAACTCAGTATTCAGCACTTGTTTAATCAGCTCAGGCATATCTCTGTCCGTGTTGACATAAACTTGCTCGTTGGAAATTTTAACAGTATGAGGTTTAGCGTTAATAGTTTGCTCTGTAACAGGGATTTTTTCCGTCTTAGCTTTCATGGAGTCTTCGAGCTGCTTCGTTTGTTTGTCGAGAAATTTGTTGAAACGTTTCAAACTTTCTTTATCAGAATAAACTCCATTTTTAATTTCATCGCGTACCGCATTCAACTTTTCGTTTAAGTCGTTTAATTCCAATGCGGATACCAAAACATATGCTGAAGTGGGTTTACCATTTTTGTCCAAACGAGGTCGGTATCTAAGTTCATCTCTAAATTTTCCGTTTTTGTCAAACAATTCTGGATGCTGTTTCCCAAGAAGTTTTTTCTGTTCTCTGTTTAATTTTTCCCCAATAATTTTATTCAAAGTGTATCTGATGCTGTTAGCAAGTTTGTCTGACGACAAAGTTTCGTTTCCTTGCAGCAGAGTGGTTTCTGAAGTTTTTATTTCGCTTAACGCTCGGATTACGTTATCAATAATATCTTCATCTGCCTCAGATAATTTATCAATGAGAATGCTTCTAAATGCTTCTCGGTCAACTCTGGATAAGAATGTTTTTGCTTCGCTTATAGACATCTCTCTATCATTTGTACTCGCGACAAGCATTTTAGCGAGCTTGTCGTCATCTGCGGAATATAACAGAGTTTCTATAACTCGTCGTTTTTCGTCAAGGTCAGCAGAAAGCAAGTCATTTTCAGTATCTGTGTAGTTATATCTATTATCGTCTTTTACAATAGAAGTATCAGAATCTTTGTCTGGTATGATATCTTCAAGCGTTCTACCTTCGTCTTTACCAACAGACTGGCTCAACGACACTCCAGGACCAGCACTTGTTCGTCCAGCAGTGTATTTTTCATTGTGAGCTAACCAAATCGCAGTTTTTCCACTTGACGCTGCACTACCAATCGAGCCGTCATAACGATTCATTAAAGAGATTCGCAGATACGAGTCGGAAACAGGGATATTAGCCATATCAATTCTTTCTTTGAATTTTTTTGAATACTTGGGGTCAGTCAAAAGCAAATCAATCATTTTATCAATCTTGCTTTGATTTGTTGTTTCTAATAATTCAGAATCGATTTTTGAAAGAATATCATACGCAGCGACATATTGAGGAATTCTGGCTTCGAGGGCAGTCAAATCTTCATAAGTTTTAATGTGTTTATTATGGAAAAATGCATCGTTGATTGCTGCATATGTCGCTTCATCCATTTTATTATGGTTATCAAAGCTGACAAAATAATCCATGACATCCTGCGTAGTGAGTGTGCCTTTCTTGTCCCCGCTGATTTTATCAAGTAATTGGTCAGAAACTCCACGCTCTTCTGCAGTTACAATGAAGTTCTGTAATTTAATAGGCATCTGCAAACGCTTCCCTGGCTTCTTAAAATACTTTAAGTCAGTACCCTCAGTTTTACTCTTTGAAGCAGCACGACCTTTCGGCTTCTGGTCCTCCTTATAATAGTAATGAGGTTTACCGATTCTGGTCTTTTTAGGATTTCCAGCTTTTTCTGTGAAATATTCGACTTTCTTATAGTATTTCTGGTATTTCTTGCCAAGTTTAGTACGTTTCCAGCGTCCGTCTTTGAGCTGCGTCCATTCGGAATCTTTAACTGCGTCACCAACTTCGTTCTCGTCCTGTGTCCACACCCATTTACCGTTACGTTGAATCCGTTTCGCTTGTGCTGTCTGAATAGTACGAGTCTCATAATCATCCTGCACGTTCAATTCAACGTCGATCTTGTCGAAATCTGTCGCTTTATCTGACGGGATAAGAATATTTCCGTCGTCGTTTGCAAGATAAATATCATCGACTTTGATTTCGCCATAGAACAACGAAGCCTCGTCACCATCGGTACTATCTTCTGCGAACTCTTGAATTGCCTGACTATTGTCGGCAATGAAATTATCATAAGTTTGCGTATCAATTACTTTGAATCCAACAACATCGGTACGATACACTTTGTCGCCATACTGTACCCGAACAATCGGAACAGTGGTCTGCAAGTATTTTTCAAATGTCATATCGGGATTCAAGAATTGTCCGCTACCGAGATACAGTGAAAGTTTAGACAGAGTACGCGCTTCAGTGTTATTTCTCGCCAAGTCAATCAACTCACGTTGTGTAACTTCGTTGTTGAAATCTTCGCGCAATGCGAGATATCGTCTTGCGCCATCAGACGAAGTAGTGACGCTATCCCAAAACAGTTTTTCAGAGACATCAATCACGTCTTGCAGTGTACTGTTCTCGTTAATTGCAGAAGCGATATTCTCAGCAAGACCAGAGCCAAACTCGTCAGGTTTCAACGAAATTTCTTTACCAGTCACATTGTCTTTCAGTGTGATAGTAGCGCCATCCCGTTTTACAAAGGAGACGCTGTGAGTACGATTGTCCATTTCCCAGTTACTGTCGTGCTTCTCCATGCTCTTGTATTGCGGGCTGAAGGTACTGTTTATCTCGTCAATCAGAACAGTTCCCCACGAGAGTTTAATAACGTGCTGTAATACGCCCCTGTTATATTCATAAGCGGAAATGACAGGTGTGAATTTAATTGCAGGAGAACCAGCAAAGCCATTAGCGTCATATTCGGCGGTAGCGTGATACAGGTATGTGTTGATGCGTTTAAGCAGTTCCGATTTCTGCGTGTAGAACGTACCATCCGATTTCATGATAACTTCAGGGACGTGTGCTTTAATTTCAGAAACCAGTTTGTCGAAACGAGGGTCTTTAACGCTACTCAACACATTTCCGCCGCCGTTATTCATGAAGTTAATCGTCTGATAACAATGCTGTGTTTCATGCGCGAGAATAAATTTCTGATATTTAATTCCCTCGTCAAGCAGGTTGTTTGAAAGTTTGATTACGTTCTGAAAACCTTTGGAAGGCTGTTGGTATCCAACAAATTCACCGTCAGCACCAGCGCTAACATCGTTGGTAAATTGAACGACAGTATCTTTCATTACGCCAGGGAGTACCGATGTTTTCATAAACTTGCTCAGCGGGTAAGAAGTATCAGGCTGAAAATCCCATTTGACATTTTTCTTATACATATTGAGCATATTGGTTCCCTCGGCAAGAACATATGTTCCATCTTGCAGTTCAGCGACAGTCAGCAATTTATCGGGATACAAGTTTGGGAAATAATCTGTAGCGAGATATGTTCTAACCGTATCTTGGTTTACGCTATGATACTTTTCTGTAATTTTATTACGAATATCATCGTTAAGAAGTCTCGGATTGGCAATAAGGTCATTCACTGTTACGTATGCTGCCGTACCAGTATCCACTTTATTGGAAAGCAATTTTTTGATTTCAGCAGTACTCTTGCCTTTAAGGCGACTCACATTTCTATCGTCGAATTTACGCTCTTTTTCTGCAGCAGCCAATTCACCGATATATCCAGAGAATCCTTCAATAACTTGCCTATTTCCATAAACAGTAAGTGCACCGTTCTGGAAATCGAATGTATACTTTGGTGCAAATGCATTAAATCGTTGCTTGTGCAAAGCAAGCATATCCATACCCGTTATCTTCATAAGTTCACGGGTGTTCTGACTAACAGTCGAATCGTCAAGCCAATTCTTTAATGTTAAATTGTTCGCCTGCAGATAAGCGTTGAAAATGTTATTTGCAAGACTGATAGGCTTCAAGTACAATGTACCATCATACCCATGATTCCATACATTATCAGTAGCAAGGTCAAGTAATTTTACAGCAGAAAGGCGCTGTGAAGGTGCTCCGCTGTCAATCTGTTTGATTAACTCGGTCTTCTTGTTAGCATTGATATTAGGAAGATTTCCAATAACAGTACGGATTAAAGTACGGTCGTCGTCAGACATTGTACCAGCAAGTATTTTCTGTTTAACATCCCACATCCAACGACCGCGCATAATATGCTCTCTCATACTGTTCTGCTGCTTTGCGGGATACAGCTCAACGATTTCTTCAACATTTACCTGAGGAATATTGATGGCGTAGTCAGTAAGAGCAGTTCTCATAGATGACAAGATGTCGTTCAGTTTGGCAACAGTAGCGCGGTCTTTCGTGTTATGAACTTCTTCAAGCGTCATGTCGGACAGCGCACGCAGGAATTTGTACATATCCCGATTGCCGTAAGTAAACAACATCAGTCTGAAGAATTTTTTATCAAATAGCAATGCTCGGAACGCTTCTTCTTCGGTGAGAGACTCGTCTCCACGCATATTACGATATGCGTTCAAAACCATAGCGCGTTCCCGAACTGCATAGTCCATATTTTGAACAGTTTCAACGAGGTGAGACTCTGCTGCAGCTTTCATAATCTCCATAGGAGTTGCGCTCTCTGCAGTAGCTTCATCGACAACGAGAGTGTCGTCAATAATCTTCGTCTCGGTGTCTTTATCGGTAACAACTACATTCTCGACCGAATCGTCTTTCACAAGATTTTTAAGCTTCTCGTAAGTTTCTTTCGTAATCGGGCTATCGCTATCATCAAAATCGGCGGGGTCACTATCGGTGTTAATCACCGCTTTCGCCTGAGCGCCAGACTTTTCAAGATGATTTGCGATTTTGTCAGCGGTGTCAGCCTGAATTCCTCTAAGCTGTGAAAGCATTTCTTTAGATAACAGCAGCGCTTCATGATACTTAATACCTTTATCGAGATTCTTCTGCTTCACAGCTTCCTGCATTTGCGAAAGAATCTGATTTGCGGCATCAATGCGGTCTTGGCTCAATCCGCTATAAATCTGCGTAATCATTCTAAAAGCAGCATATGCTTCCATTGCAGCAACTGTTGTGCTATCTCGAACGGTTTTAAGAGTCTTCATGTCTAAGTCAAATTTGGATTCTTTGCCAGCAAGTACATCATTCACCCAAGCCTGAACACCGTTATAGTTATCCATAACATAAGCGATATTCTGAATGAACGATTCCATATCAAGGTCATACTCATATTGCGAAATCGGATTGAGTGCTTTCTCTACAACAGTACCGTCGTCATTGACTTTAACAACGACTTTTGTCGTACCACGCGCTTTCGCAGCATCTCGTTTCGCTTCAAGATTAGCGCGTTTATTAGCGAGCGCTTCTTCTGTTTTAGTCGCCACTCGTTCGTCAATAACAGTAGGATTTAACGCCCTATCTGCTCCAAGTCTACGATTACCTTCGGCGACTTCTCGTTCCGCTTCAGTACGAATCCGCTTTGTCTCTGTATCCGTAAGACGGATGTCTCCGCTAAGCTGCTTGTCATAATATTTGACCATCTGGTCATTTACTTTAGAAGTAACGTTCTTCGACACAATTTGAGCAGCGTCACCAACAATAGATGTCAACGCACCCATTGTGAAAGAAGTCATTAAGTTTTCAAAGGAAGCCTGACCTTTGGTAAGATTCTTCCAGTAATCGGTTTTAAGATATGCGTCGAACGCTACGTCAACCCAGTATGTAGAAAAATCCTGAAGCGTTTCTTCAAGACCTTCTTGTCCAGCGTCAAGAAGAATTCTACGAATACCAGCAGACGTAAGACCACCTTTACCGCTACTAACCGTTTTGTTGAAGAACATTGCGTCAATGCCAGTGGTATTCTTGAGCAAGAGCGATAATCCTTCTTCAACGCCAATTTCAACTGCAGATTTAATTACACCATTAAGGATTGCTTTACCAGTGTCAACAGAAGTATCATTCGCAAGCATATTAGCGTATGCGTCGTCGACTCTCTGCATAGTAATTGCGCCATAGAATGCCCCCTTAGAGCCAACAGTAGCCGCAACGGAAGCTGCTCGTGCGCTACCAGTAAGAGTACCAACATATTGACCTGCACCCTGACCGAAAACCATTCCAGGGAGAGATTGACCAATGGTAAACATAACTCCATTGACAACTTCACCAGCAGGATTCAAATTACCATGAGCGTCCATAAGGAACGAATTGCGTTCCATCTCATATGCCCAATCGGACAAGAAAGTATTCGGCGTATACACGTCATGAAAATACGCCATAAAATGGTCGCCAGCGCTTTTTGCAGCATTTCCTGCTACATCAAATGTAGATTCTACATAATCTCCGACCGAACTTTCCCCACGGAGCATATTTAAGAATGACAATTGCGCTTTAGCTACATCTCCACCTCTAATACCAACAGGGTAATCTTGATAGCCAACAGCACCACCGCCCGCTGCCGCAGCTACGGTATCAATAGCTGCTCTTCCAGCGGTAGCAATAGTATTTAATATATCGGCAGAACCAGCGCCAAGCTGAATAAACGGAGACGCAACGGTCTTACCAAGTTTTTCGAAAAAACTTGTATTCTCGCTTTTAATTTTAGCCGCAAGTTCCTCATTGTACTTGTTCATTTCGTAGTCGTTTCTTTCGAGGAGCAACATTTTAGTATACTCATAGTCTGTCATTTCGGCTTTATGCTTTGTGCCATCCATGGTAGTATACTCGCGCGGTTTTTTAGTTGTACGGTCGGCATACGCTTCATTGTACAACGCATTCAGTTTACGTTCAGGCGACGAGAATTCATTATTGTACATTTTGTTGAACTCGTCCATGTTCCAACTGTCACTTTTGCGGAGTGCAGAAAGATACATATCAGCTTGACCTTTACGAGCAGCATAAGTCCACTGCTTCTGGTCAAACAGACCCGTGTGACTTGCCGCCTCGTTGTACATTTTCTCATACGCGGTCATTTGGGGTATTGCTTTTACAGGCATAATTTATCCTCCTTTTACTGGCTATATCGAATCTTGCCAATAATGCACGAGACACCTTGCCAAGACAAGGTGTCTCTATTACTATTATATTCAAAAAGTCATTGATTCATGAACGATGCAATTGCGGAATTGAACGCATCTCTTGCAGAAGCACGAATTTGTTTTTCGTAATCAGAATCTTTTTCTGTACTATAAATCGACCCACCAGCTCCTCCAGCAATCACACCAATAAGTGCTCCGACAGCAGTACCAATACCAGGAGCAATAGCTGTACCAATACCAGCGCCAGCAATTGCTGCTCCAAAAGCACCTGATAATCCACCTCCTACCGAAGAACTAACAGACTGTTCACGATACTCACGATAGAGAATCTTGACTTGTTCAAGAGCAGCCTCGAAGTTTTCAGACGATTTGCCGAACTCACGGGCAAGTCTCTCGTATTCCGCCTTCAATTCGTCAATTGCAGCATCGACATCTTTCGCATCGGCGCGGTCGTCAATCAATCCGTTAATCTTCTCCACCGTCGTGTTGAATGTATCATACTGCGCATTCAACTGACCTTCGCTCATACCATACTTCCGCTCGGCAAATGTGTATGCAGTATCATCACTCATGCGACCAAACAGCGTGTTGAATACGCTCTGTCCTGTAGTGGCTCCAAATTTATCTGGGTCATAAGAGAATGCATATTGCCCAGTAACCCAATCCGCGACATCCTGATAATCTTTATTGGTTCGGAGATAATCTTGCAAGTTATAGGTATTTTCTTCTCTTTGCGCAAGGTCAAGTTCCATTTGCTCATAGAAATCAATTCCAGCGTCAGTAAGATTGCCTTCAGCGTCAAACAAATTGCTACGAATCGTATTTTCGTTAAGGAGTCCGACAACATTTCCTTCAGCGTCAGTTTGCAGGTATTTTGACCAGTTCGCTTCTTCAAACGGGTCGTAATAACCTTTTTCTGCAAGTTCTCCAGACTCGTGCATCCGATACAATTCCTTCAGATAATCGAGATGCGCCTGCTCATAACGTTTCACATAATCTGCCTGTTCACCGAGAGTATCACTAATTTCGGAACGATACTTATCGTACTGAGAAGTCACGTTAGCTTTATTCTGCATATAATTCTGCAGATACTGGTCATAAGCTTGATTCAACGCATCGTCTATCTCTCCGATAGCGTACTCTTTGTAGCCTGTTCCAACGTTACTCCCCTGCACTGCAGCTTGATTCTGTAACGCCGAACGATAGGCTTCCGCCATGCTCTCCGCGTAATTCTGCATAAGAGGAGCAGTTGCTGCTTGTTCTGCGTAATTCACAGCACCGTACATAGAACCCCAAGTGCGCTGACCAGAAATATTACGATTCAACCGTTCAAGGTCGGATTTCAAACTACTTTGCGTTAATACCATGCGTCCAGATGATGCGCTCATATCATCTCACCTCCCCTGTAATTCGGTAACGAATCGAAATACTACTCAATTTTAGTTGATGTCTCAACTCATCCTGCGCGATTGTATTGTCGCTACCAATCTGGAATTGGAACTCGTTAGTTTTCATAGTGTGCATTCTCAAGAGATATGTACGAATCATTCTTACATCGTAATGCACGTTCTGTTCTCCATTCACATACGGTTTATCTCTATACGCGTAAGTTTCAAGGTCAAAGATATTCTCGTAGTTATCTTCAGCGGAATCAAAGAAAGTCATGCCTTGAATGCTCTTGAAATAATTTGGTGCACCAAGATGCAGCTTCTGGCTCTTAAAGTACCATTCGATTGGACGTTCACCGTAATCTAAATAGACAGTTTCTGTTTTCATTACGCCATATGACGGAAAATTTATTTCATACAGGTGACTATCTGCTATGAAATATATATGATTTGCCCCACTAGAAAACATTTGTGTTATTTTAATTCCGTCACCAGCACTGGACTTCGTAGTCTGTTTCCACCAACTTTGATTACGAGTGTCATATACCCATACTCTACTAATAGTAGCATAGAAAATTATCCAATAACGATATTTCAGAATTTTAATTGGATAATTAGTGAAAAACAATCTGTCATTATCATTAACGGAATCACTAATACGCAAAGTTGTTTGTTCTGTTGCAGCAACAAAATCCTGATATGTCAGAGCAACAATGCCGCCTTTACTTGTGCCAAAATAAGTTGTAACTGAATCATCAGAAGTAACTACTTCACCCTTCGGCAACAAACCAAACTGTAATTTACTCTTGTAGTAACGATAAGTCGACAAACTCGAATCATACTTTGCATAATGTATCTCATACGTAAAGAAAATAGCAATCGTATCTTCGCTCAATTGATGCAATTTATTTATCGTATTATCAAACTCATTCCTATTCCTTTTTGGCAAATAAAATAGAAATTCACCGTCATCGTTATATCTGTTTTCAGTATAATACAATACGTTGTTTATCGCGAAGAAATAATTGTTCAAATACAAGATATCAGTGATGGACGATGGAAGCTGTAATTCACCAAGTTTATCATAGTATAATTCAAATGTGTCTGTGGAGAAACGAGTAAGAATTATTTTTGCGTCAGACGAAGAGATCACTTGATTGTACAACGTATCAGCAGACTCCAACAATTGTTTTGTACTTATAGTTTTTACATTTGCGGTAGATTTTGTGCTATCGTAAATCGTTTCTGTAAAATCTAAAATTTTTCCATAATTCCCAGATCCAATAGATAATGATAGCGCTAACTTATTTATGTTTCCATAAACTTTCCGCAAATCAACAAAATGTTCTGACGAAAGAAAATTATTATAATTAGCCAACGCACTCGCACTAATACTTCCATCACTTAAAACGGTGTTTCGTAATGAATAAATACTCTGCAACGTATTGTTATTGCTACGTTCGCAGATTTGATAATAAGTATAGGTATTATTTGTCAGATGTAAAAGTCCATTTGTGAAATTATATGGAATAAAAACTGTTTGACCTGAACTTTCTTCTCCAGTTTCTCCAGTTGCAAGATAATCATAAACACCAATACCCGAAAATTTCTTCGGGTTTGAATAAGTTGCTAATTGAACTGCGGAAATAAGTTTTGACGCTCCTCTAATATAAGATTGACCGCTTTCTACAAGAATTCTACCGTTCCCGCATACAACTACACATTTCTTGTTCATTGCAATTCTCAACGAACGGGAATTTGTAGCATCAAAAAGATACATGGAGGAATCTTTAGTTAGAGTCGAATATTCGATATCTCGAAGAGTATCCCCAAAATTTACATATAAATGGAATCCAGCACTACCAAGCGCGGTATTATTAGTGTTATCTACAAAAAACGCAAAAAATTTCTCATCAGTGAATGTCGCACTTATAACTCTATCATACCCCGCTTCATTGAGCGTAATACCAGCAATATCTATAATTGGAGTTGGAACAGGAAACGACAAAGTATTATCTTCTCGAGTAGATACACAAGAAACAATATACGCCATATATGGAGTATACATAATTATAGAATTTGCAGCATCGTTGAATTCTATATTATTTACAATATTTCCTCCTACAAAATCTCCATAAGATGATGGAATATACGTACTAAGATTCCAAGAATAAATTGTACTTCCATTTACGGCATAATTTAACGTGTTACCATCGATCCAAGCAATAGCTCCAGTAGAAGATATCGCAATAATTGTTACAGAAGTATTCAAAGTATAATGTTCTTTTACCAATAACGGGATTTGGTCGTTATTCCACGTAAGCGTTTTTCCTTCCCAAGTCAACGTCTTGCCATTAGCATCTCCACTAATACCAGTAACATCATTGTAATAATACAAATACTTCTCCGAAGTAGTCCACAAGTTAGTCTCCTCACCTTCTTCTTCGTTGTTACCAGTGAAAATTTTAGTAGTAGGCACATAAATTGATTTCACAACATCCTCAATGCTAAGTTTTGATAATGTATTTTTATCAAAAATTTCTAATTTAACAGGATTTTCGTCATATTTGTTATTTATAAAAATATACGTTTTATCATACGCGTCAATATATTTAACCTCGTAAGCTGCCGAGCTACCGTATGCAATGATACAAGAATCATTAAATCCATACGAAATCCAAACAGTAGGAACTAATTTCCCACTCACGTATTGTTTTTTTCCAACGCACAGTATCATTGCGTATTCTTCTGAATGAAGTCTATAAATAGATTCTACCTCGGTGTCGGCATAAACATTCATTAAACTTGTATGCTTAAAGGAAGGTCTACTCGACAGTAAGCCCTCAGAGTCAATATACATATTCTGCGCGTCGGAAAAAGTAGACTGGTCTACAGACAAGAAATTCTTCCCGTCGTCAATGCCTTTCCACTGCTCATAATTGAATGTGTAATTTTTAATGTCGCTGTTATCGGGACCATCAATTGTAACAGGTCTACGATTAAAAGTACGAGCCATCACCAACCACCACCAATCGTAAATGTTTTCGTTGTATTACGGTTTGTGTTATCAATACGAGCAAGCATCATTTCATACTCGTTTCTGAACACGGACGATTTGTACTCATCATCAATTTTGAAACATTGACTTGCAATATACGAAGGAATGCAGTCAAGAATATCTGTAGGGATATTCAAAGGTAATCTCTTATCAGTTACCGATGTAAAATCAATCCACCGAGTATTGCAGGAGATTTCAAATGTTCCCTCACGATAACATACGATTTTATCATACCCAAGGTATTTGAAATCGCTATCGTATGCTTCTCGAGTAACATAATGCTTTTTGTTTTTAGATGAAACTGTGACAATACCTTCATTCCATTCGTCGCTATATCCTTCGTATGTAACAGTATTGATATCATCTCCAAACGACACAAACTCATTTTCAAGATGCTCCGACACACTAATCGGTTGCAAGATATTAGTGCTGTCTACTACAATAGTAGCGTGTTCAGGTTTCGGTTTAATAGTAGAACAAACTTGCGTCATTACTTCATTTGCGTAATATTTGAACGACGCTGCAAGTTTTGAATATAACGGGTCGTTCGGGTCCATATCCAATTTAGCAAGAGTCACGTCCTCAATATATCCCCAAGTATACATCTTTCATCCTCCTTTTAATGGATTAGCATAATATACATATTATGTATGCTATGTTAATCTATCAAAATAGACCCGCCCACCGAAGTAGGCAGGTCTACATATACGAACTTTATTAGTCCGCTTTGGTCGTAACAGTACCAACCACAGCGACAGGCTTTGCAACCGCAAGGGGCGTAAGAACCTCGAAGTTCTCCTTCTTGGAGTAAGCCTTCGGGTTGCCTGCAACAGTATCCTTCACGCGGACGTAAGTGATACCTCTCCACGTTGCACAGTTGATGTCGAATCTCTGACGACCGTCATAAACGATACCATTCGGACGCTTCGTCTCAGTAACATCAAGCGTGAACGCAACACGCTCGGTCAGTTCGGGACCATGGTTAGCCTCGTTGTACGCCTTGTCGACAATGAAGAATCCAGCACCGTCAGCGCAAGGACCAATGTCGTTCAGGTACGGAGTGGTTTCAAGAGTTGCTCTCTGGTATGCCATGTTAGGTAGACCGTTCAACTCCGACATGGAGAGTGCAGCACTGATAGCAGCCTTCAAGTGAGGGTCATTCGGAGCAACGATTGTCTTCGCACCGAGAACGCCAGCACGCTTACCGTTATCGTCACGATAGTTCTCCATTTTGACAATGACCTGATTGATCACGTCAGCCAGCTTGGCAATGTACAGCGGGTCAGAACCGTCAAACTTAATGTCGGACGTATCACCAGTACCAGTCTTGAACATATTCGACTGAGACAGCGGAGTACCATTGCCGCGCTTCACGGTCTTATGTTCCTTGTTGAACAGCGAGCACTTCACAGGGTCATTGATATCACCCGAGATAGTATCTGCAGAGTTCATCTGGAGATGAGAATCGGTCCCATCGCCACCAGTCCACTCAACCTTATCGGCAGTTGCTCCAGGAGCACCGAAGCCACCTTCGAGGTTCTTCAGAGCATACTCAACAATGTCGCCATGCCATCTGCGAACAAAGGCGTTAGCATCGTCCTTGATACGACCGTACATACGGTCTTCCATAGCCTGCTGTGAAATGATGAACGAACCCTGGAACGTTCTCGTGCGGTAGGTTGCAGAGAATCCTTCTGCCGTATTGAAAATCGGACCAATCGCGTAATCCGAAGTCTCGGTAAACGCATGATCAAATCCAATGGACGACACATAGGTTTCCTGGAACGAGGAAATCGTGTTTCTTGCGAACAGGAGGTCAATCGGGTTCTGACGCTCCCATGCTTCCTGCTGGTCAGCCAGCATCTTATTCAGCGGCTCTTTCAGGACATTATAGTCGGAACGAAGTTCCAGAGCCTTATCGATATTGATAATCATTCCCATGATATATTACCTCCTTATGCGCCGTAATCACCCTCAGCACTGGGCGTGAGGATAACATCGTCGGGATAGATTACAGGAAACAGTGCAACGTGCTTCTTGCTCGTAGTATCAGCAACTACATCGGAGTACCGATAATCACGATTCTCCACGGGAACGTGTCCCAATTCCATCGTCATATCCGACTGTGCAACAATGTACATATCGGTAGTAACAGTAGGAGTAGCGACGCTACCAGAGGTAGCATTCGTTCCAACAACCAGCTGCAGTGCTCCACCAGAAATCTTCACAAGATCGCCAACATGAACGACCTGCAAATCCTTACTTGCCGCGCTATTACCAGCTGCTGCAGCACCCTTACCCGAAACGGCAAGGTCTTTTACGATTTCATACTGCTCTTTTGCAGTACGGAATTCGGCATGATATTTCTTGAAATAGGTCTTAGGCATAACCTTACTTCTCCTTTATTGTAATTTTATTGAGTTGTTCATCAGTCATTGACGGATTGAAGAATTTATACATTTTCTTTTCATCCGCTGTAAGGTTTCTTTCTCCAGTAGGAACTGCAGCCGAACCACCATTTGCAGTGAGATGAGCTGTGGAACTTCTATTCTGCTCGTTCATCATGCGAGTAATACGCTTTTCGCCCTCTACTTCAAGGTAGGCGGCTTTCAACGAGCCTTTCTGCTTCCACGCGGAAATCACTTCTGGACTGAGCTGGTTAAAGGACGTTATCTCGCCACCACTCAACTTGGTAACTTCCGCTAACTCTTTCTTCCCGAACTCCTGAACTTTCAACTGACGAAGTTCTTCAAGTTCCTGCATACGGGGGTCCTTGTCGATACGCTCTTTTACAAGCTGTTCTACAAGAGGTGTTACTTCCTCGGGGTCAAAACCTTTTTCTTCAATGACTTTCTTTTCTCGACTCTTCATCAGCTCATCATAAGAGCCGTAGCCCATAGTCTTTGCAATGGATTCACGTTCCTCCGAGCGCGCTTTACCGGTAGATTCGCGGAGCCTTTTTGCAAACGCCTTGGTATTGTCAATGGCACTATCTCCATTAACGGGGGTTGCTGCTTCATCCTGCGCAGGTGACGATTCCTGCTGGTCATCGTTGGCAAACAGCTTATCCAAATCGATACCATCAACGTCATTTTCGTTTTCGAACATATTCAATGCTCTCCTTTGCAATTTTGAGGCGAATTTCGGTTGCAACTCCGTTTATCAGCCTTCTATCATTATTATATTCAAGTTTCTTCATTATTGTGAACGCAGTCACTCGATTCTTCAAACCATTGTGCAAATTCTTTCAAAATATCACACTTGCGTGAAATATGATTAGAAACTCGTATGGTAATATCATTGTATCCAGCATAATATTTCATATAGCTTCTGCAGAGAATATACAACAATTTGAATACAACAAGGACTGCACCAGCCCATCCCCAGTCGATGAAACTTTTTACGGACAACAATGTTAAAACAACAGTAGATACGGCATTCATTGCGGCAAACATACCAGTACGGCGTTTCAACAGCTGCGCTTCACTTACGCCGATATCAGTCATATCTTTGTTCGAGAAACTACTCATTAAAATATTAGAGTTAATACCGTGAATCTTCTGGTTCCGAGCCTTAATTATATGCTTCGCCGTGAATTCGCCATATGTTTCTTTTAACGCGTCGGCGCTCCATGTCTTCAAGGCTCGGATAATTTTACCGTCAACAGAGTGATTCTCGTTAAATTCCTCGAATGTGATTGCTACCGATTTCAAAATCGGCTCTTGCAGTTGACGGAGTGCTTTATCGTTGTACTGTTCACAAAAAGTAGGCATGACTTGCAACTGTTTGGATGTTAGATTGTTAATCTTATCACTGTAAAAAGTAACGATATTTTTGAACCCATCGGTCATCTTACCATATTGTACGCCTTTTTGATAATAATTCGTACAAAGACAAACAGTGGCAAGATAGAACGGTAGAGCCTCTGCGAGAATATTCAACGCTTCTCGCAGAGTAATATTACGAAGTTCTACCGCCCCCAAACAAATCATGCCTACGGCGATAATAAGTCCAGCACCTACTAAATCGAACGCTCGGTCTTTAACTATTTTCGTTACGTTTGTCTTCACATCTACTTGCATTCTTTAACCCCTCAATAGTTTCGGATTTACAGAACAGGAATCCGAAGTGCTTATAAATCTGCGCTTCATCTCCCATTGCTTTTTCTAATGCGTGATACGCAGGGTCGAAAGTAAATTTATCAATACCAGACGCGGCAATCGTCATGATACACATGATTTTAATAGGAGCAAGGATGTTCTCAATTAAGAGAATTAGAATCAAGATAACCAGCGCAATTACTGTCGCAGAAGGCATTTTGAAATGTTCAAGCATTTTATCCTTGAACAATAAAATTGTGAACAATAACATAAAAATGCCTGCAGCAGATACGGTTGATTTCGGCGACTGCAAGAAACTATCTCCACAGGCTAACAGCGTAGCCATTGGAGTACCACAAGTGAGTAGTGTGGAGATAGCCTTGTATGTATTATACTTGGCTACTGGTTTCATACTCAGTACCTCGTAGGCGCGGTGTCAGAAGTAGTATCTTTCGGCGCTTCCACAACGGTCTGAACTTTATCAATAGCTTCGCTCATTGTCTGGTTGACCTCTGCCATTTTTTCGTTCAGCGCCTGTTTCAAACTATCGATCTCGGCTTGCAGCTGCGCTTTCGTGTTCGTGTCGTTATACCTTGCAGTATTCAACAGATTACTTACAGTTTGCCTCAAACTATCATCACGAATTGTTGAATAAACAAGAGACTGAACTTCAAGCATGGCATTAACCTTGTTCATAACGATAGACACCTGTCTATCCAATGCTTCAGCGGTTTCGTCCAAAGCCTTCTTTGTAGACTCAGACACTTCTTTAATCTTATCCGACACGTCCTTAATAGTGTTGATAACGGTACGATTTTTAGACGATTCCACGAGTTCCGCTTTCAACTCGGTACCAGTTAAATTAACAGACTTGTTCGTTTTAATGGTACGAATCATATTGAAAAGCATCGTCAACATACCAATAAAGGTAGTCGATGTCAGTACGCCAACAATTTTATTACCATTGGCGCACACCCAAGCATAAATATTTTGAAAAAATGCAGTCATAACAAGATTTCCTCTCTTTCTAATTTTTGGTCAAGCCAGCACGGAGGCTGGGGGATGACACCAGTTTCTGTAGCATTAAGCCATGCATAATACCAGGAACGAAGTTCAATTGCCTGGTCTTGTGTCAAAGACTCATACCAGAGTTTTCCTCTATTCACAACAGGAAAACATTCAACATCTCTACGGGCGCGTATAATTTTAATATCATCTTTGTTCATATGTGACCTCGATTTCAAACGGAGAGCCAAGTTATTCACTCGACTCTCCTAAAACTTATACTACGATGTGCTCATAGTATTCCGCCAGTTTCTTTCCTGGCTTCGGACCGTCTTTATCCAACAAGAAAGCCTTTGCGAGCGACCCATAAAATTCAGGAATATCAACACCATAACGACGCGCCACCTCACAGTAATCGCTGTACATCATGTTCATTGTTACATTCCAAATTTCGGGTGTAATAGACTTTTCAAGGTCACGCATGAGCGGAGATGTATCACTGATTGACCAGTGACCGCCAGTAGTCCCGTCATCATTGACCATAGCTGCGTTCCAGGATTGAATGTCTTTTGTAGTAAGAGAGCCTTCTTCATCTACGCTATCCATTGCTTTCATACAATTCAAGATAGCAGTTATAACGTTGAGTGAACGTTCGCAAACGTCCATTTTATAGTAGGCATCAAGAGCGTTCCGCAGCTTCGTCTTGTATTCGCCTACCGTCATATTACAGACGACAAATGTCGAACTCTACGTTGCTGAACGTTGCAGCAACTCCAGAGTTGACAAGAGTTAGGGTATCTGGTGCGGAAGGAACAGATTTCACAATTGTCGCAAAAGACAGCGAACGAACTTCAGTATTCGCTGTGGCAACAGAAGTGGATGCCGTCGCACCATCAATCGGAGTACCATTACGAGAAACATTCAACGCAACTGTACCAGCCGCAGGAGCGGTGAATGTGGCATTTACTATCACAAGATAACCGTTTACACAGCTATCATTGACACTAATGCTCGAGTTACCGTTTAACGTCATTGCTGCTTTGCAGTATCCTGTCACCAGGGTATTGCCAATCGGAACAACTCCGTTAGCGAGAACACTGGACGCGGTGGAACTGACTGTCTTAATATACGGTCTTCTCATATCTTCTCCTTTTCTAAAATAGGGGCGACGGATTTCTCCACCGCCCCGTTGGTTTGGTTAATAGTTAGCGTTACAAGTCTGTCCGCCACAGAACGGATTTGTTCCACTGTTGTATACAGTCTGCGTCGGATAGCGTACTACGCCACAAAGCGCATTCTGCATCTCGAGTTGGTTAATCCGTGCCTGAAGAGCATCAATCTTGTTTTGAGCAATTGCGTCAAGAATCTTCTGAGTCTGCGCAGTGGTGTTTGCGTTAATTGCGGCGGTATTCATCGCCGCGTTATAATTTACACCATCAATCGCGCGCTGGGTAGTGCAACAACAGTCTGCCATCTGTGCGTTTGTTGCCGCAAAGTGCTGAGAGATTTCGTATCCAAGGTTGCAGATTCCGCCATAAACAGCATCTGCTTTATTCTCGATACGATTTCCGTTATTCATCACCTGTCCTTCAAGACGAGTGAAGTTTGCCGAGTTGTTGAGGTCCTCTACAGTTGCTGCACGAGCGTCGCGGTTTCCAAAGATACCGCCACCGCCGCCGAGCATACCGAAGAGTATTAAGAGGGCAAAAATCCAGAAACCACCGCCACCTTCTCCACCGAAAGAGTTACCTCCAACAGCAGCATAATCGGCAGGGGACATTTCGGAACCAGTCATAATTGCTACCTCCTATTAAATTTTATAACCAATAGCATCTGCAGCTGCTATTATGTTATCGTAAATTACTCAACACCGTATTCGGGTCGATATTATTCTGTTTACATAGCTGATAAAATACTTGCTGAGGGTTTTTACCACGTGTAACGGCAAGAACATTAGCAAGAGCGGGATTATTTTGCGCCATCTGATTCAAAGCAAGCTGTGGATTAGAAGCACTATTCACCATGTTCCACAGCTGTTTGATTTGTGGGAGCATCGGATTGTTTGTCGGTATTGATTTGGGTTGATTCAATGTTTCCAGAAGCGGGTTTTTCATTCAATTTTTCCTCCAATCTTTGAAGTCGTTCCATAACATCATTCAAATTTGGTTGTCTCGGCGGATTGTACACATCCATCTTGTAAAGAGTCTTTGTCTTGCACCCAGCATCATCTGTCGTAATATACCAGGCAAGAATCATATCAGTACAAGACGAATCGAGAGCCAATACTTCCGAGCGCGGATACATTGGTAACGCGTCTGCTCCGCGTTCTCCGTTCACTTTTACAATCTGATACGGTTGCGGAAATTGATAATTCATATCTCAATACCTCCTTACACTACTATTATATGCAGCTATTAGGTATTATGTGACTCGGTTAACCTATACACCGAAAGGTTTTATAAAATTACTCAGTAGTTACGATATCGTCTTCCCAATCCCAAAAAGGCATCTTGTATTCGAATTCGCGACCAAACTCCTTACCTTTTCTTGTTTCTTTTGCTGCAAGATACGCGGCTTCAAACGGATTTTTCGTTCTGTCTGTAAACTTGAAATTAACGAAATGCTTTTCATACGACTGCAGATTGAAACAGTTCGCTCTCGGAGAAGCCTGAACCGAAAATTCAGCACGACCGTTATCACCCTCGATTTCGAGCTTGGTGATAACAGCATACGCTTCAGGGAGCGTTACCCCATAGTCTTTCACTTCATAATTCGTTTTCTTAAGTCCCATGATAAATTCCTCCATAAATTTTATTTTAACTCTTGCGAGTTAGATTACTTTTGTTCATGAGCAATCGATGATAATTGTTACACCAAACTGTCAGTAATTGTTACTTGAGTCTGCGTCATTAGCAACTCTTCACAGTTGCCATACATTACTTTGAAGTTGTCTCCATCAATGGTAATGATACCTGCTGCGTAAGCCAAATCGTTATCAACTGTACAAGCAATCGGACTGTTTTCCAATGCTGCCCACAAACCTGCTGGAGCACCTTCATAGGTTTCAGTTCTGTTGTCCGTCAACGAGAAGTAGATGTTAGTGCCTGTTGCGCTGTTGTTAAGCGTTAGATTGTGGGTCGTGCGAGTGCTGCCGCCGAAGTCGAGGTCAACAACTTGCCATTCTCGCGTAGACACTGTAACAGAGAAGCATTTACCTGTAGCTTTGTAGCCACTGTTGTCATCCTGAATAGAATCAATGTGGATATAATTGAGAGTTCCATCAGGAGCGTTACGTGGATCATATCTATAGTAAAGCTGATTGTCATATTTCACCATATAGTAACCCGGCGCTTGAAGCTGTTCAAGGTCTGAACTTGTAAGTGTTCCTGTATTGGTAAATGTTTCGGTAATGGTAAGCGCTTCATCATAAATATTTCTCCAAATATTCCAATAGCTAATAACTTGAGTACTGCTTTTATTGCTGATTCCATCTATCTTGACGTAACGGAATGAACAGTCTCCTTCATTATTACGCCAAGCAAATGATTTTCCTTGTGGATATTGCGTTGTCGGATACCAAACAGTTATGCCGCCTTCAATGACAGGAGAGCTATCGGCAGCCAATGTTTTACTGATTTTGATGTAGTCCGGTGCCAGTGCTGTGTCATCAACTTTAACTTCAAGAGCATCATTTTCACTGTTAGCATCCATTGAGATATATTTGCCCGGAAGGATTGGTAAACTCAATTGAGCAGGATACGCCGTTGATTTTGTTTCTCCAGTAGTGCTGTCTTTGTAGATAAGTGTTTTGTATGTGTACTCAATTGTTGCTCCTGAAGTGGAGTCATAACTGACGGACTGTGCTGTGTTGCTTGCTTCACGAACGATTTGTTCGAGATCATTTCCAGTACCACTGCCACTACCGCCAAACTCTAAATCAAAAACTTTCCATTCTCTCGTGCTAACGGTAATGCTGAAACATTTACCTGTCGCTGTATATCCGCCTGTTCCTTTTTGTACAGAATCAATATGAATATAGTTGAGAGTTCCGTTGGAAGCGCTTAGCGGGTCCATGCGGTAGTAAATTTTATTGTCATATTGAATATGAATTTGTGGGTAAGCCCGTAATATTGCAAGTATACCCGGATACACACTTCCCGTATCGGTTTCTGTTTTAGTAATTTTATGTTCTGTAAATGTTGCAACTGCAGCATACGCCAAGTCTCTGGCATCTGTATTGTAGTTCCCACTCGAATCACTAATACTATTTTCAACTTTAATCCTGTGGAATGAGCAGTCTCCGTTGCCATCGCGTTGCACTATACTATTTCCGACGCTATCCGAAGTAGCCTTTAGTGTACCACTATTTGCCCCATCCCAATATGGAATCGTACTCGATGTTTGATTTTTATCAATTTTGTAGTAGTCCTCTCCTAAAGCTGTTTCATCGGCTTTAACTTCAACCGCATCGTTATCAGCAGTAGCATCAATATTGATATATTTACCAGGACGAATAGGAATCTTAAATTCACTCTGAAAATTTTGCGTCGCAGTTTCTCCAGACACCTCTTCACTGGCAAGGGATGAATTTCCAGTAACAGTGATTCCGTCTGTCGTATCATATTGTACAGAAGACACTGGAGCAGTGATATTGAAGCTACTGATACTTTTCATTCCCGAACGGCTACTTTTTGGAGCATACACGTAAATCTGCTCTTGCTGAATCACTTTAGGCAGTTCAGGTTTAAGCGAAGCATATACTTTATTATATTCTGCCATTTATTCCACCTCCTTAATCTGAAAGTTTAGTTGTAACGTGCATCTTTGTCGGAGACAAAATTGTTTGCAGAATACGGTACCCAGTCGGTTTTTCATTTACGTCAAAACCATCAACATCTACAAGCGAAATGCTCCACAAATATTCCTGCTCATTCCATCGCATTGTATCTTCACTTTCAACCGTGAAACGAATATGAGAACCATCATATTTTAACCAAGTACCTTGATGTGCATCGTCTCCTGGTTTAGTGAACTTGAAATAACGGTAATCGTCGCCAATATAATACAAAGCAGCATTAGCATATTCATCATTATCGCCATAATTAACATCTGGATAATTACTCCACGACGTTCCAGGATATTTTATAGCATTCGTACTCTTGAATCTCGGCTGAGTCATATGCAGCCACAAATTCAATTTGTACTGATTTTGCTGAGTATATCTCGAATTAGCAAATGTAACGAGGAAATACGGATTTTCTATATCAGAACTAACAATGTAAGGAGTACCGTCTGGATTTTGAATTTCAAAATCAACAGTAAACTCTTCACCTTGCGAGACGTACAATTCGTTATTATATACTTTCATATACTACGCCTCCTTATATGGTCTGCGGCGAAAACGCCTCGTCCACTTTTTCCGCTCTGTTTCTCTCGTTCGTTCGCTCCACATTAGCGGCGTGTGTTGCACCGTTACCGTCTGGACCGCTGTTAGGTCTTGCTCCGCCACGTCCGTCACCGCTCATAACAGCAGTTATCATCGTATACAGGTGCGGATTCTGCATAATTGCCTGCTCTACTTCAGCGGGGAGATGCTGCTCTGTCTCTTCGATGCCAGCAAGAGCAACACGTGCCAGAGGATACTGCAACGAATCCATAATGTTCCAGAAGATTTTAAGCACTCTCGGGTCGCTCGGGTTACCAAACGCACCCTGAACGAATTTATTCTGTGTCTCCTGCCACATCTGCAGTCTATTTTGACTAAATGTTGCTGCAGGGTCGCTGCTGAACGTGAAATCGTCGCGATAATAAACCTCACCAGTAACATCGTCACGGTTCAAGAACATATATTTATTCCAGGTTTCCTCGGTTTTACTACCGTCAGGCAATATTCTGACGAATTTACGCGGTTCATCACTGAAAGCAAGCAAATATTTAAGCATCAATTCGTATGTTCCAGCAAATGCCGCACTTTTAGTGACTTTCAACGACTCAATTCGACCAGCAGACTGCATCGCTGAGAACTCTTTCGCCTTACCAGAGGTAGCCGTCGTATCACTAATACCCTGAAAACTGTTCGTGATACCAGACGAAGCCTTACCGCTGTCGTACAGCAGGTTAGCAATCAACAAATCCTGGCTCGTATCGGCGACAATCTGTCGGCACTGAACCATTGCCGCTTCCTCGGAAGATCTGACACCGAACAATTTGAATGTGTCATCCTTGTCACCAACCTTCATTTTCTCGGGTTTAGTAACTACCGCACCAGATTTAAGCGTTTTGTCAACGGCTTTGCTCATAACCTTATTGATTGAATCCTGCATATCAAGGGTTACACGCACATCCGATGCGCCATAAATACTGTTCGGCACACTAATCGCGGGTCTTGGCACGAACGGTAACTGTCTCACCCGATAGAACGGTATCTCGGTACCTTCTTCGAGAAAAATTTTAGCCTGATACTGGTTCTGCGACTCATCGTCAGTATCTCCCGCTTCATAAGGGTTATACGCCTCATATAACGGCTCAGTCAATACTTCAGTATCTGCGTTCTCATAGCGGAATGTCTCTGCTCCGCACACTGGGCAAACAGCACTCTGCGGAGATACTGTACCGCACACCGTGCATTTGCGCAATTTACGAATCTGCCAGTCCTCGTCATCTGCAATGACAATATTCGATGCTTCAACCCACGAGAATCGACCAACAATACGGTCGCTGTTCAAGTAATAGCAAGTAACAATATCTACCGTATTACCGTCCTGCTGCGTCGGAATCACATATCTATGATACAAATCCCAAATACGCGCTGTCGATACGGTTTCTCTCTCGAAAATATATTCCAACTGGCGGTAATCCGCTACACCAGGCTGCGGAATAATCTGGTCAGCGGTGCAGAATGAAACTCTTACATCACCGCTCCGCTCATGTGTGTTATCCAGACTGTCCCACCAGACTTTATACCATCCAGTGCCGTCGATGTATGTCGACCGCTCACTCTTGTCGTTGTCATACCAAGTAAGAACTCTATCCATCTCAAATTTAAGGAAGTTCTCCGTTGTTTCAACAAGGGGCAAATCAGTCTTGTATCGCGGTGTGATTTTAGGCATCGGGATACTGTTGTCCACTTTGCTCTCAATCAATTCGTAGCACATCTTGCGCAACTGTCTTGATTTACGAGGACTCTCAGTCCCGTCCGCTTTCAGCGCGTTCAGTGTACCGTTGTACGCTTTACGCCATTTTTCAAGATTAGCAGGATTGCACTCTTCTGTTGCATCACGCGCAGATTTAGCCATACTATACAATGTGACAAAGCAGTTGACGCGCTCGTTCTCTTTGTCCGTGTTCTCGTATGTCTTAAAGCTGCCACTGTGCAGGTATAAGTCAATCCTGCTCGGTTTTCTCGGCATAAGCTACACGCTCCTTTCCATATAGTTTACATACTATATTATATGCAATTTACTCGTAATATGTGACTACTTTTATTTATATATCCTCCCACTCCAGTGGCGCGCCATAAGTACGAATGAACTCCTCCTGCTGTGCACTATTCATCTGATTGTAGTCCTCCCACATATCAGGGTACCATTTAGTGAACCGCGTCCATTTGCGCTCGGGCATAGGCTCCTCACCAGTGACAAGTTTTATCATACGACTCATCGCCTGCGACATGGAGTCCACCATATCGTCGTTTTTAGCGAACGGGAAGTGACTCATCTGATACAGGAACCGCCCGTACCCAGTGTCAATATGATTGTCGTCCTCAATCTCCTCACGCTCTCTCGCAGTGAAGTCGACAGGTATATGAACGTTACCCCCTGCCACGAAAGGACTCACCGCTTGCGCGCGTGAATATTTACCACCCATAGGATTTACTGCGACAATAGGCGGTATTCCATCAGTATAGTGCAGTGTATCAATAATAGCCGACCCGTTAGCTTTATCCTCGATTATCAGCTGGTCAATATTAGGATACTCCTTGCACAGTGCTTTGATACGGTCTACTGTCTCAGTGAACCCCATGCGTTTATTTATCAGACGATACAAATACGCATGACTCTGACTCAGTCCCCACAGAGTGATAGCTACGCGGTCGCTCGTGTCAGTTTTCTTAAAAGTAGCGTCGACCGACAGACAAGTATACTCCATGTCAGCGATACCTATCTCACGGGTACGCGTACTACCGTCCTCAGTAGCTCCGCCGATGTCACGGCAATACCGTTTCCACCACCCGTCGCGGAACAGGTTACCGCTTTGCGCGCTCGGGTGCCCTTGATACAGCGCGTTCCACACACGCTCACCCTCACCCGCGCATACGAGCATCTTTTTAGATTTCAACCACGCGTTGTCGTTACGAATTCTCTGCGGCAAGTCATAGTCGCCCATGTGCTCACCCATCAGAGAGTCACCCACGCGCCGATGCAACGGGTCAGTTGCAGTGTCCTCGCACTCGCACGGAAGGTTAATGTCTGCCCAGATATAGTCGCTCCAATTATTTTGAATGTACCCAATCACGTCGTTCTCCACCCATCGGGTCTGTATGACAATTAGTTTCCCGCCAGGGTGAATACGCGACTGAACGCTCGGACCCATCTCGTCGTGTATCTTAGCCAGTACCGTCTCACTCTCCGCGCTCTCTTGGTTCTTAATAGGGTCGTCAATGATGAACAGTTCTGCACCGAAACCAGTGATACCGCCTTTCAAACCAGCGGCACGGCAGCGTCCTCCGTTCTCCGTCTCCCACTGCGCCACGCCCTGCACATTAGGGTTCTCTTTCACGCGAAACACGTCTTTAGCATACTGATTGAACTTGTCACGGTTGCGGCGGCTGAACCCTTCAGCAAATGTACCCTCGTAGCCGCAGATTATCACATTACCAGTCGGATTCTTACCAAGAAACCATGACGGAAGAGTCTCGGTAATAGTGAACGACTTACCGCTCCGTGGCGGGATACTCAGCAGCAAAATATCCATCGCTCTATCTGTCGGCGCTTCAATGAATTCCTGTATGCAGTCACACACATATCTGTGCATATGCGTCATGTAGAACCCGTCGTTGGACAGTCTGACATACTCACCGTAATCGTTCCTGCACTTACGGCGCTCCAGCTCTCCGTCCAGTGTGTTAGGCAGCGGTTTACCGCTCCACGGACTGATGCCGTATGCAGTGTCAGGGTATTTGTTAGGATTGTATGTGGGTGCGTTAGTCATGATACACTCTCCTCAATATTAGCAGTAGAGACAGATCAACAATGGCAGATACCGCTCCTGCAATAGTAGCAAGTAACATTAGTCTATCCTCCGTTAGTTATACTGTCGGGGTATCGTCTGTGTCTGTACTATCTGTGGACGCTTTCATCTGTGCCGCATCCCTCCGCTCACGGTACGCAGCCAGCGCTTCCAGCTCGTCGTCCGTCATTGTCTCGTAGGGATTACTGACAGTAGCCTCTACCTTACTCTCGTCCACAGGTTTAGCGCCCAAGGTATCACGCACGAACACTGCTGCACCAGTGTCGAATCTCGCGCGCAGTATCTGGCAGCGCATTATCATCTCTATCTCTGTAGGTTCCCGTATCTCTCCAGGGCGCAAGTATGCTGCCTTCAACTTATCTGTATCTGCGACCAGGCTTTTATATGAGTAGTCCTCAATTGCACCCTGCAATGTGTCAATGTCTGCAACGGGTGCAACGGCAGGACTGGCAAGAATAGCTGTACCGACACTTTTCCACGCCTGACGCGCATATTTAGGGTCGGCAAACAGGTTCTTTGCCTCACACTGCTTACGAATCTTGCTATTGTCTGTCAATTCAGCTACCTCTCTGCGGGCAATCTGCTTGTTTGTTGGGATTGGGGAAATTGCCGCATCGTTCATTACAGTGGCTGGTGTGTTAATGTCCATAGTTATAGTACCTCCATTTATTATTACTCCTTCATTTACTATTATTATACACCAATATGCGAAATTTTGCAAGAGTTTACTATACTTATTACGTCTAATACACTTATTTTTACCGTATTTTACCGTAATATTTTTACTATACTGATTTTACAATAATATTTTTACCACAATATTTTTACAAGGTACTACTTTTTACCTTTTTATTATAGCAGGAAGTTTAATATAGTTCAAAGAGGTGGTGAAATAGTGCAACGATACGGAATACTGACAGATAATAGAGAATACTGACAGATAATAGAGAATAATAGTGCAACGATACGGAATAATAGTACAATGTTCAGGTATTTTAGGAAATTTTAGAGAGATAGAAGTGAAAATCTCATACAAGCGCCAACGAGAGGGGCGCTCACCCCCGTTTTTTAATATGATTCAAAATTAGTTAGGCGTAAGAAAACCACCCCACCCCAAACGGGACAGCCCGAAACAGTCCCACGGGGTACGGGCAACGGGTTCGGCGGTTGGTGCCGTCCGCCCCACGGTTTGCGCTGATCTTTGAAAATTGCATAACACCGCTACCCGTACAGTTAAGCGGGTACACGGACAAAACGCTACGGCACAACGGGGTCTTTGTACCCCAAAATATAAAAGGAGGTATAACTATATCTATGGAAAAGGTTATTATTGGGCATAAAGAGGGCGGAGAAACGCCCTACATTGAAAAAGTCACACTTGCGGCGGGGAAATACTACCTTGTACGCGAAAACACGGCTAACGGGTCGATCACCTCAGAAGAGATCACGGAAACAAGTACAGACCCTAGAACGGGGCGCGTCGATCTTGTTTTGCCCGAAAACGACGCGGGGCGGAAATTCCTTGCCGCCTACAAGGTCACGGAGGGAAACGCATTTACACTTGTTCCACGCTACGGGTACACGGCAAGCGCCGACCCGGCAAGCTGTCGTACAAAAAACGATCGTTTGCCCTATTGGTTCGACGCATTGGACGACGCCGACAAGGCGACCTACAACGCGATCCGCGCAAAAGCTATCGAACGCATGGAGTCGCCCGCCTACGCGCTGCAAGAACAGATCAAAAAGCAGCTTGCGCAGATCGAAAAATTGCAGGCACAATTGCGGGCACTACAGAACTAACCTACAGAGGGGGCAATCGCTCCCTCAATTTTTGCCTGTTCTACTATTTTCTTAGGCTGCAAACCTACAAGCAAAACTGTAGCAATCTACATAAATTCTTAGGCTGCGAACCTACAAGGAGGAAACTATGACACACAAAAACTTAAACGGCTATGTGAACGCCTACGAACGCTCTACAGCTACACAGCTATCAGATGTCTACGGAAAGTGCTCTACAGAGAAGCACAGGGCGTTCAAGTACTGTCAAAAGCTGATGGAGCGTGAGAACGGCTACAACGGATGCATTGTCAGCTACAACACTTTCGCGTTTACATACGCGTTTCAGAACGACGATAACTTTTATGTTATCACCAAAAAGTACGACTACTATATGCCTAAAAAGGAGCTTGAATCATGGAAAAAGTAGAAGACGGCTACTTTGTCACAAATGACGAAATGGTAGAGCTGATGATAGGTGTCATGGACAGAGTCGAAAAGCTGGACGAACAGCGTCAGTATGCAGACGACCGTTTCCATGACTACTGGGAAGAAGAGTACCAGAAGTGCGACGCTATCTACACCGCATTCTACGGTCATAGCTACAAGGAGAGCAAGAAAAATGAACAGAATACCTAAAAATTTCTACCGCGTTACGGCGCGGGCTACGGAGGACAGCTCTGCTACAGGGGGCATCCGTAAAGACGACCTACTTGAAATTTACCGCAACGACTTCGGATTGCTTACCTACAACCACCGCGACAACACGTACTACTACATCGGAGAAAACTTCTACCGCGACTGTCTGAAGGTGTTAGAAGTAGTAGAGTAACACGAGGCGCATATTTTACTCCCGCATATTCACTACTAAGACTAATTCTAAAAACAGCTATTCAGGGGGGTCAATAGTCATGCGAAAGCATCTGTACATAACAGTAACAGAAAGGATGGTACACAATGTTGTACAAAGACGAACAGGAAAGAACAATTAACGACTGTATCCGCGCTACGGCGGAAAAAGCGAAGAAATGCGACGATGGGAGAGTACCCTTTGCTTGCGAAGGACTCCCATGTAGCAAGTGCCCTTTCTCTGAATGTAGCGATTCTACAGGATTTTACACTGTACAAGACTGGATTGAACTTCTACAAGAAAAAGGTGTCACCGTTGATCCCGCACTTGTAGCGGAGTACTGCAAGGACAAGGTAGCTGATAACCCTACAGTCCTTACAGACACGATCAACTATCTCACTCAGCAGCGCAAGTACATTGAAGAAACAATCGAGGATGAAATTTTGCGCGGTAACAGTATCAAGTACCTCAACAAAGCATCAGTAGCTATTCACAATGCTTTGAAGTACCTTTCTACAGCAGAGTTGATGTTGCGCAAACAGCGTGGTGACCAATTATGAACTCCTTGTAACCTATCCCTGAATTACTTACGTGTCACAGTTAGATAAAGTTTTAGTTTCTATGTAGAAAGAAAGCTTATTTTTATTATATATATATTTTAAAATTTATAAGCAAAAAATTTCTCTCCACCTAACTGTGACACGCAAGTAGACTAAAATTTTAGTCACTATTGTACAATCTGTCTGCGTAGATACGTGCTCCTCATTAGTCACATTGCTACTTTGTCCATCAACCTACAGTAGAGTATAGTCTACCCACTGTATAGTACAATCACTTGATTGTCAAGTTGGTATAATTATGTTGAATGTAATTCAAGCATACACGTTAAATTTGTAAACAAAATAATTTTGTTGAAAAATGAAACTTATACAGATTGTACAACAAAAACAGTGTAAGCAGTACGACAATTTAGTTATTTTCAGTACGTCATTTTCAACACTATGATACTTATAAAAATAGCTGTAACATCGCTGAAATTAAATTTATCAACAAACTGCGACAATGTATGAACATACATCTACACTAAACTCAACACCGTAGATTTTCCAGAAAATGTATTCCCATAAATGGTAATTTTTCTCATGTACAGTCTATGAACAATAGCTATACAAGTGTGGCGAAAAACTAATTCATAAAAAAGTGTGAACAATTACAGTAAAGTATTCCCAACACAGTAGAATGACTACGTGACACACTGCATACACTTACCAGACCAAACCATAACTGCTAAAATTTTACAAATATAAGTATAATAGTGTTGAACATGAAGGAGGTATAGAGATGAAAAATATACAAAACGGAGACGACAGATACAGTAACAGTAACAGTAACAGTAAAAGACGAGACAGACACACTGCCGCGATCCCATACGCGGGTACTGTAGAGAAACAACCCGTGCAGAGTGACTATTCACGTGCACTGTTGCAGACACTGCTGTCCCGCTGTAAAGAGGAGCTGGCTGCTGCGGACGACACGATCCTGCACGGTGGCGCGCTGGCGATCCGTATCGCGTACAGATACGCGTACTATAATGACACGTACTGGTTGCTGGATGACGCGGTGCGGGAGGTGGACTCGCACCTGACAGTAGATACTGCAGAGCCGTACACACCTGTGGTAAACATTGATACACACGGTACACCTGTAGAGGGTGAAACGGGAGAGACACTTGCCGACGAGCCATGCTTGTGCGTGGGGGATATCTTGCTGTCCAGTGGCGACATTCGTAAACTGCTGTCCTATGACTACATATTGGACACACTGTACGACGCGTACTGTGGCAGTAGCTGCGTGACAGACATCACTGACAGTATTGATAGAGTACTGGGGTGATAATACATACACATACACATACACATACACATACACATACACATACACATACATACTAAAAGAGAGAAGAGAGGTAACGAGAAACTATGTTCACTAAAATTATTCATCCCTGCACGGTCGACGCTGGTGGAAAGCGCACCAAAGACGCGTTCTGTAAAATCACTATTAACGAGAAAGATGAAGGTCCTGTACTGTCTATCACTGGTGTAGTAGGTCCTACGCCGTACGGTAACGCGTACTCCGCTGGGCAGTGTGTAGACACTATCCGTGGAGGTACTCCTACTAAAATGTGGAGCAGAGAGATGCTTGATAAATTGTGCGACATCTGGGAGCGGTGGCATCTCAATGACATGAGAGCTGGCTGCAAGCATCAGGTGGGAGAAGCGTGGAACCCTGACAGACAGGTTACAGTGTATGAGTACAAGATGGGTGAAGCACTGCGCAAGGAGCAGAACAGACTGAAGAAAAATGTGGAGGAAAAATTGTTAGCTGGTGCGATGGTACAGCTCAAAGAACCGCAACTGTCGCTCTACAATAAACCTTACTCTGTCAAGTACTACAACAGTGCTCCTCCCGCTGGGTATGAGAAATACGGTGAGGAGACGAAACCTGTCAGTAGCCTGTACCCTATGGACAGCGACACTACATGGGGCGACAAACATCCACTCGGTATTCTCTGTAAACCCTGCCCTGTCTGCGGCTACAAGTGGGGTAGTAGCTGGCTGTACGAGCCGCTCCCTGAGGACGTAGTTGAGTGGTTGAAAAATCTGCCTGATACCGATAAGACACCTGCGTGGTGTTAATTATAAGAGAGGAGAGAGTAAACTATGACATATCAGGAGAGACGCGCTGCACAGCGTAAATTGTTGTTTGAATTGCTCGACAAAGATGATGATGGTAGATTATATGACACTATGACTTTTGACGAGTTCCTTACTTTTACTAAAAGTAGAAACTGTGACACAGAGCATTGTATTCCGTATAACAGTAAGACCGTAACGATCCGTACAGAGTGTGAACCGTATCATGATGTATCGTATATCTACTGCTTCGATAACGACACCGTGTATGTAAGCAGATACTACATTGGAGAGTAAATATAATAAAGGAGATAACAAATGAAACTTTCACAATTGACCGCCCCCTGTAAGGCGGAGTATGTAGAGAACGGTAAGCGCTACTTGCTTCAAACTTTCGCCGATGAGTTTCCGTCACCGCCTACAATGGAGGGTGGCTATTACTTCTGCAGTAAAGAACTGGTACAGTACAGTAATATGGACACGGATAGAGACTTGTGGCACACGCTTGTATCAATTATTGTTACGCTCGGTGTAGACTTCGAGAGAGATAGTGACGAGCTGGAGCTGATGCAGGTACTTGCTAACACTGACAGCGTGGTATTCTACCCCCTGTTCTATTACTCGCATAGCGGTATGTGTGTCAGTGCTAAACCGTTCAACGATAAGTGGGACAGCGGTCTTGCTGGTTTTGTTGTCTACACTAAATCTGCGTTTGAGGTAGAGCACTCCGTTTCAGATGATTGGCGCGACATTGCTACTAATATCATCTTGAACGAGATCGATAAGTTCAACTACTACTTGAACGGAGAAGTGTATGGTTACCTGCTGTCACAGTATGAGACGGTATGGGACGAACTTACTTGCCCTCACTGTGGAGAAGTAATCAAATACAATGTACACGAGGAAGCAATGTCTGTAGATACTTGCTATGGATTCTACGGCGCATATTTTGCAGAGAACGGTATGATGGACTACTTGCCTGATGTAGAAGTAAAGGAGGTGAAGTAATATGTTCGTAAACAATCATTATGTAGAGGAAACACCACTGCGCTCCACTGCTGGAGCAATCATTGACTTATTCGAAGACATTTTGGATAAGAACGACATTACTATTCCTGACGAGTACAGACAAGGTGACCCTGATGAATCGCGTATTTACGGCGATACATACTACGCGCTGGAGAACAGTATTACTGGCATCCTCGAACGATTAGTCGCTACTACTAATTTGCAGAAAGAGTTGTTTGATAATTAAACTACAAAGGAGAAACAAAATGGGATTCGCAATTCGTATTACCGCTTACTATGATTGGGGCATGACATATTTTGTTCAGGAGACGGATGAAGTAAGAGCAAGGCGTAAGGCTTACGAAAGAGCAAAAGAAACGTGGAGTTGCACTTTGCCAGACACTCTTGAAGAAGCGGACGAAAGTGACCGAGTTTATGTTGAAACGCTTGCAGAAATCGAACAAATTATTCTTTGACGTTTATACTGGAGATAACTAATGCCGTACAAACACGAAAGCGAACATATCAAACTTGTAGGTCTACAGGACAGGCGGCGTAAATTGACTGACGAGCAGAAGGAAGAGATACGCGAGAAGCGTGAACAGGGTAAATCGCTGAATACGCTTGCTAAAGAGTACAATGTGTCAAAGAATCTGATACTTATTACTGTAAATCCTGAATCTAAAGCGAAAAAAGAAAAGTATGTCAAAGATCATTGGCGCGAATTTAGACAGTCTCAGGAATACTGCACGAGAGCGACACGTGAGACGCGACGATACAAGCAGGAATTGATGACGAGTGGTAAATTGAGTAAAGGACAGTAAGCTGAGTGCTGATAAAATTGACTAAATTACAGCAGTGAAACTGTTAAAACTGTATGCACTATTGAGTATTGACAAGAAACAAGATAAGTGATATAATTGAGATAAGGAGAAACACAAATGGATAACAATACTAATAATACGAACGACATTCAGGCAACGAGAGATATTTCTGGAACAAAGCACATCTCCTTCCGTCAGCTGATGAGACGGTGGAAGATTGAAGCAGGTGTACGCGGTGACGTGTTGATTGGATTGCATGGTACGTATGAAGACGATAAGTACATTCGTACACTGACTATTACAACGAACGAGGTAGGTCTTATGCTTGGCATTCGTGG